TCAGCCTGCTGACTTAGGTTCCGTCTGCAAGTGCAGGTGCTCGCGCACTGTCTTCCAAGCCTCGACGTACTCATGCGGGCCAACCATGCGCGACGGGTCGTTCGTGACCGATATTACGAAACCCGTCGTATCGTTGTCTCGCGTGTGGCAAATGGCGAGTATGTACAGCGCCCTGTCGAGCGTCATTTTTTCGATGTCGGTCATGACGACGGCTCCTTGTTTTCCCAATCGTCGCTGGCTTGGCGGTCCTCAACGAGCTTCATCTTTTCCCGTTGCCATGCGGCAGTGCGTAGCTCTCGTTCCTTGACGCGGAGCGGGTCGTTATAGGGAAGCGGAGTCACCGGCATATGTGATCCGCAGTTCTTGCAGACGCTCACCTTCGCGTTGGGGTAGGTTACCCAGACGTGGCCCTTGGGGCAGTCGTTCATGCGCCTACTCCGAATTGGCTGTTGTCGTTGCGCTCAGCTTCAGCGTCTTCGTCTTTCACTGCGCAAGCAAAGCACGGCAGAGCCCTCACAAAGCCACCGCCTACAAAATGTTCGGTGACACCCGTTCCCGCGCACACTTCGCAGGGTGCGCTAGGCTGCGCCAGCGGCGGTTCTGGAAGTGGCATCCAGTGCGTTGGCGTGATATTGTGCGACGGCGCGTCCTCGGCTTCACATTCCTCGTACCAGCCCTCGGGCATGTAGCTGTCGCCGTCTTCGCCTTGATCGACCCAATCCTCGTCTTCGTACCCTTCGGTCACTCCAAGCGTATGGCGCGGCCAGTACCGGCCCATCATCGTAATGGGTGGGCGGTTCTTGCCGTTCGGAACGGACACGATGACCTTGCGGCCCTTCGGTGTTTTCTCGTCGATCGGTAGCCAGCTCATTCCGTCCTCGCCATCAGCATTGCGTCGGCAATCGCATACGCTCGAGATGCCATGCCAGATGGCGCCCAACCGTAGGCCTCACCATTGAGGTTTAGACCAACCAGCGCCTGACCTGCGAAGTAGTCACGAAGAGACATGCCGGTCATCGCGTCAGGGTATTTTTCGCCGTGTATCATCCTTGACGTTTCGTGATCACTAGGAAACGCAGGGCCACCGTGGATATCTCTCACGCCTTCCTCCTAAAGTTGACGACCTCAGCCGCCCCTATCAAATGGGCAGGCCTCGGCTTTGAATAGATTGAACTCGTGGTACGCTGGTCCTTGTGGGCGAGGAAACGGGAGATGACTTGCATCTCGATACCGGCTTCCTCCATGAGACTTGCGGCCGTGTGCCTGAGATCGTGGGGCGTGACGCTGAGCCCTGCTTTCGTTGCGGCGGTCATGAACCCCTTGCGGATGCTCCTGACGGCCTTGGCGTCCCACTCGATGACATGATCCGTCAGAGCGCCTGCACGGGCTTCCTTGAGCGCTTCGCGGGCCAGATCGTTCATGACGACGGTCGCGCGGCCCTTGGAAACTTTCTTTTCCAGCCAGTCGACCAGCTTGGGCGCTTTGAGATCGATCACGCCTGTATCGAAGTTGATCCGGTCCCACGTCAGCTCGAGGATCGCCGCCGACCGTCCCGCAGTTGTAAGCGCAAGAATGACGAACAACTTGATGTGCGGCATCGCGCACGCATCAATCAGCTTCCAGCAATCCGCCTCCGTCAGCGCCACGCCATCAGAACTCGGCTTCAGCGGCACCCACACGAAGAACGTCTTCGCGATCTTGTGGCGCTTCACCGCCCAATTCAAAGCCGTGCGGAGCTGCGTCAGTTCGGTCCATACCGTTCCCGCGCTCACGCCGTCCTGCTTCCGTGTCTTCGCGTAGTCACGGCACACGTCGGCATCTATATCGTCCGGCGACAGTTTTGAGAACCGAGGCCCTAGCGCCTTCCAATGGTAGTGCATGTTCGCCACGACCTTGCCGTCCTTGGTCCTGTCGGCAATGTACTCAGCCCACAAAGCCCCCACCGTCTTACTCGTCCGCGCGTCTACCGCCGCTCTGCGTCTGGCGAAGCGATCAAGCGCAGCTCTGCCTTCGAGTTCAGTTCTGACGCTGAGGCGGAAGCGGTGCCTCTTGCCTTCCGACCGCCAGACGACGACCGCCTCTCCATTGAGCTGTCCAAGCTCGAATCCATTGACGGAGTACTTCCGCCACTTTCGTATCGTGCGACCTCGGCTGCTGACACTCGCCATAGCTTGCCCCCTAACTTCCAGCCTATAAGGCTTCCATCCGTCAGCATGTCGTAAACCATGTCACGAGAGCAACCCCATCGCTGGGCTAGGCCCTCAACAGTGAATGGCGCAGCCTCTGCGGGCGTGTAGATGGTCATGGGGCCTTCGGCACTGGAAGGTGCCTCGGCTAGCGCTACGCGCTGTAGGGTAAAGTGGGCATTGCGGAAATGAACTCCGGTGCACTGAGCTGCCGCGATATCGCCCAATATGCCCATCGTCATCCGCGGGCCATTGCACTCTGCCGCGACAACCCACGCATCAGAGAATGGCCGAAGCGCGCGCCACGCGGCGCGAAGTTCGCCAATGAGCTGGTCGCGGCTCAAAGTTTCTTCAAACGTCACTACATCGGCGGAGCCGATAGCCGAAGGCCCGTGGCCTGAAGGCGTCACATCCTTATCTGCGGGCGTGTAGATCCCTGATGTCATGAGACCTCCGGAGGATTAGGGGTGACGCCTTCCGAGCACGGCCTTGCTGCCGCCAGCAGGAGTCGAGACGGCCTCGACGAACATCAGGCACTGCTCGTTGTTGCCATTGACGTCTCGCGGGATCAGCATGTGCAGGATGCTGCCTTCGTCGTTGCATTCGTCGTAGTTCTTCAGCAGATGAGCGAGATACACGGCGCAACCGCTGTCGCCGTCTGGGCCGTTCTTGTGGATGCAGCGGTTGCAGTAGTTAGCCTCGTAATCCATTCCGGCCGAGCCGTTCGGGAAGTAACCCATCTATCTCTTTCCTTCTCTACAATCGCGTTAGCGATTAAGCGAGCGGCCTTGGTGCGTACGCAAACTCGCCGTGATGTTTTGTAGAAGCGGCCACGTACGCAGCGCTTGCTTCCTCTGGCGTATCGAACACACCAAGATGCTTACTTCTTCCATTTACGCGGATAGCAGCGCGCCACCTCACGCCACTCCTAGTCACGCCCCTTATGCCGGATGATCCATTTTTGGCCGGCTTGTTGATTTGGTTTTGGCGTCTCGTAGCGAGCCTCAAGTTGGCGATTGCGTTGTTCGCCCTATTGCCGTCGATGTGGTCGACTTCTCGCCCTGGTACTTCGCCATAAACGTAAAACCACGCGAGCCGATGAGACCACCATGTTCTCCCATCGACAGTCACTCTCCAGTAGCCATGGGCGGCCAGCCCACCAGCAACCATTCCCTGCATTACTCGGTGGCGCGAGTCGCGCCACCGAAACACGCCGGTGGCTTGATCGTATTCCAACAACGTGCGCACCCGCGCTAGGATGTCAGTCGTGCTCATTTTCTATTTCTCATCTGTCAGCACCTAAATGAGTTGCACAATCCAGCCAGCGATCCACCTATGCCCAGAATTCCGGCCGCGTAGAACATCGACGATTGACCGAGCCACACCCCGCAAATCATTCCGGCGTACCCTGCGCACACGATCGAAATAGCCAGCAGTCGTGTTGTTGCTTTGCTCATGAATCTATTTCTCATCTGAGGCAGGGAGAGCGGAGCGGAGAAACACTTGAACCTGTCCGACCATTGCGGGGCCGTGCATGTCCAGCCCGTCGAGCGACCGCCCGATCGCTTCCCGTAGTCTCCCCCTCTCAGCATCTAGTGCGATAAGGAGAGAGGCTGATTCACGCATCAAAGCGAGGTCGTCGTAATCTCCGTCATTGTTGATGTTGCCGTGCTTTTGCAGCAGATCGACCAGCTCCCCTACATCGTCGGATGGTGAAGAACGCAATCTCGCGTTTTCAGCCGCTAGAGCGGTGATGACGACGGCGGCCTCGTCGCAGATTGTGTGCTGCTCTCCGTCGCCCCATTCATTCTTTGGGCGATACTTCTTCAGCCTCTCGACCATTTCCCCTACCTCGGGACTTGGTGACGAGCTGACAGCTTCGGCGCTGGTAGGCGCCTCGCCTATCGCCTTCGGCGATGTAGTGGGGTGGAGATAGAGGGGCTGGAAGTTTTCGCGCCCGTTGTTCTCTACAAACTGCGGGTTGGTGGCGACTACGCGCTTCGTCCAATCTGCCGGTTCATGGCGCATGTCCAGCCAAGCCACTGGCTCCCCTACATCGATAGCCGAAACAGCCGATAGAGAGCGGATGACTGAAGCGATGGCGGCGGCTTCTGTCCAAACGAGCAAATGCTGAGTAGCGTCGTCGAGGTGGCCCGCGCGCTTGGCTCCGTCCATTAGTGCCAATGCAGACGCGGCGCGTTCTTCCGCCACCTTCGCGCATTCTTCTATCACTTGCGCGCGCAGCGCAGGCGGGTTGACAGCTTCGGGCGACGCGCCCTCGCTTAGCGCTTCGCGCTGTAGTGAAGCACACACATCGATGGCATCTGCAAACTGACGCAGGCATGAAGCCTTCTCGCCAGCGCAGCCTTCCTTGCGCTCAGAGCGTGAACACACATGAGCGTTGGTGTCCCATTCGGTGTTTCCGTGCTCGCAATCGCTGCCGCAGTCGATCTCGGCAGCTACATCGCGGAGCAACTTCGGATCAGGTGGATATTTGAATTGGAATAGAGCGTCGCGCGCTTCGAAATAGCGCTGCCGCCAATCAACTGCATCGGCGCAGCCGATAGCCGAAACAGCCGTGCTGTGAGGCGTCAACCCACTCCCATCATCTGACCGGGGAGACTTCGCATCCTCATCACTCATTTGATCTCTCCTGGAGCTTGCGAATGTGGTATAATCAGCGCGTGATCCTGACCTTCAAATTCCGCATCAAAGACTCGTCTTCGAGGTGCCATGACTGATGAACTGGATTTCCGCGTCCGCGAGAACTTGAGGCTGCGCGAATACAATTCGCGTCCAGAGGTCAAGGAACGCCGCCGCAAGCAGGCGAAGGCATACAGGCTCGCCAATCTGGCTGCGCTCAAGGCTGCTAATGCCGTGTATCGCGCCTCCCAGCGGAAGGCCAAGCCGTGGCAGAAACTGTTGCAGTGCGCCCGCCAGAGGGCGTCTGTGCGCGGCATCGAATGCTCGCTAACGCCTGAGTGGGCCGTCGCCAGATACACTGGCCGATGCGAGATGACCGGCATTGAATTTCGCGTTGGTGTTGGCAAGTCAGGGCCGCAAGCCTTTTCGCCAAGCATTGACCGCATCGACCAATCCAAAGGGTACACGCCAGAGAACTGCCGGTTCGTGCTGTTTGCTGTGAATGCCATTCGGGGCACCATGTCGGACGCAGACATGATTATGCTCGCGAAGCGGCTCGCCGCGATCGAATAAGGCGCTGGACTTGTTCTTGCGGTGTTGAGCACGATCGTGACCTCAATGCCTCTCGGAACATTCTTCGCGTCGGCCTGGAACGTCAGGCTCCAGCAGTGGAAATCGCCGCTTAGGCGAAGACGTTAACTCCCCGGTCAGATGACATTGGTGACGGACAACAATTCTCGCAACGTCTCGGCGCTTGGTCCAACCTGCGCCGGCGTAGCATCCGTCTCGATGCTGTTGGCCCAGCCTTCGACCAACCATCGCGGCACCATCACGTAATCAGGACTGGTGCCGCCTCCTGTCGCACGAGAGCGGATCAGCGCACGTCCAGCGGCGCAGAGCACGCCAACCGCGTCGTGCTGCCCGTCGCTAAAGGGATAGTCGCCGAAGTATTTGTAATCCGTCGTCTTGATCGCCGCCTCGATCGCCTCATTGGTCGGGCTCTCTGCAAGCGATGGCTCTATGGTTTCGTCTTTTGTCATCGCTTCGAAACACTCCCGTCCATGTGCTTCTTGATCCCGCTGGCCTTGCTCCCAGGCATGGGGCGGCCAGACTTCACACGCACACGCGCTTCCTTTTCGAGCACGGCGTAATCCTTCGCGCGCTCGCCAGCTTCAATGGCGGTCTTGTCTTTGTGGCAGCACTCGTAGCCGAGCAACTTCACGTCCTCGGGCTTGATCTTTTCCCGCTCTGCCTTCGACGCTACGTGCAGCCACTCCGGGAAAATATGGTCGTAATGGAATGGCTTCTTGCCGAGTTTCAGGCCGCAGCCTTCGCAGGTCACACCAAGCTCGCTCTGGCCACCGGCACGTTTCCAGACGACGAGCTTTATGGATTTGGGAATCTCTTGACGGTCGGTCATGCTGCCTCCGTACCGCGCTCTGCGAGCGTCTTGACGTCTACGCCGAGCAGATCAGCGAGAACGCCAAGGACCGACTCTTTGGATGTCTGAAATTCCTTCTTACCCATGGCCTTCACGGACTGACTCTTGGCGGTCCAGACTGTCACGGTCATGCCGGTGGTGGTGACGATTGCGAAGTCGTCGATCGGCTTCACGAACGCCGCGAGGCGCAGGGCTTCAGCCTTCGTCGCAGCAACGTGGGTGCGCTCGTCGCGATAACCAGCCTTCACCAGCGCGAACTTGCGAAGGTGCTCCGGGCTGGGAAACCTGTCGGCAATCTGCTCTGGCAAGTTCCGCCACGCCTCCGTGATCGCGGCGAAGTAGTGTGCGTGACTGGCGGCCGATCGATCTTCATGCTGGACAAGCGTGTAGTTTTCGCCAACGACGAATTGCTTGTCGCACTGGTAGGCAAAGCGACGGTTCAGGGGAACCATCGACTCGCCAGTCCAGGTGAAGATGATCGGCGAAGGCGTCATGCTGCGACCGATAGCTGGCTGAGTGCTGCGAGCTTGTCATCGACTTCGGACAGGAATTTGATGACCTCGATTTCCAGTTGTTCGATGTGCTCGTTGTCGCGGTGAACGCGCTGGACGAACAATCGCAGATGCTCCGGCATCCGTGGGTCATAGCTGACGAAATCAGCCCACGCGCGGTTGGTGCAGGCAAGCTGCCACTGGATTTGCGTCTGGTACTTGCCGGGGACAGACTTGCCCAAAAGCGTGTCGATGTGCGTGGCGCTGATCGGACATTTGATCTCGACGAGCCCAACTCCGCCGACGTAGCCATCTGGAGACGCGCCGGCCATGTCGATGGATGGATGCTCAATGAACCCGGCAGGCTTGACCGTCACGCCATGATAAAAGCTGTATGCGTCACGCGCTTCTGGCTCGGTAGCCGTTCCCCACTTCATCGCCTCGCTACTGAATGTTTCAGAGACGGTGCCAGTCAGGCGCTCCACCACGAGCTGGGCGCAGTAGTTGGCGCGGCTGGTGCTGTAGCCGGCTTTCGTCTTCGCCACGATGTCGGCAATGCGCGATGCCGTAGCCTTGCCGCAGCGTTGCGCAAACCAAGCCTCCGAACCTTGTTCGATCATTTGCGCACTCCCTTGCGGTTGGGGCTGCTGAATGACGCCTTGGCGCGCTCGAACTCAGAAGCTGGTAGAGCGTCGACCGTTTTGATTTTGAAGTAGGTGCAGAACCGCGCCGTCTGCTCGCTGTCGAAGTCAACCATAAGTTCGGCCAGTTCTTTAAGCTGGGCTTCGCTGATGGTTTCGGCTGGCTTGTCGTCAGCCTTCTTGCCATCATCGTCCGGCGCTGCTGCCAGCCCCAACGAACTCTTGAGCGTGTAGCGCTGCAAGTAGGTAAGCGTGGAGCCGATCGCTTGGATGGTGTTCTTGCCGCCCGTGCTATCGGCGCCAGCCGACAAGGTGTTTTCTTCGTAGTAGCCAGCGCGGTGCGCAACGATGCACGTCACGCGAATGGGCTCGTTGAGGTTCGACGTGGTGCGGAAGCGGTAGGACAGCCCGAACTCGCTCAGGATTGGATCAACGATCTTCGCGATGCCGGATAGGTTCTCGTGATCGTATTCCGTCACGTCGCCGGATTTGTTCGTGTACTTGACGTGCTGATCCTTGAGGATCGGCGGAATCTTCGCCTTGGCGTTCGCCATGGCTTCGTCGAACGCCTGCCGTGCCGCCTGCGCCTGGACCTTCTGATAGAACTCAAGTGCCTGATGCGCGCGCTCTACCGGCAAATCCTTGTCCATCATGATCCGCTCGACCATGGAAAAGATCGCGGATGATTGGCTGGCAGCGACTTGCTGCGCTGCCTCTTCCTGTTTCACGACTGCCGTTGCCATCACCGCGCACCTCCTACAATCTGGTTGTTCGCAAACTTCTTCTTCAAATCGGCAATGGCCGCTTCCTCAGTTGGTCCGATTCCCAAATGGACGGACTTGTCGTTGAAGTGGGCCATCCAGCGGAATTGACTGAGCGCATCGGGGACTTCCCTGCGGCTGGTTTTGATCTCGGTCACATCTCCCTCCCCGCGCTGATGAGCGAGCGCGGCGGCATGTACCGCCATGCGTGGCGGCCCCAACGCTCTGAAATTGCGTCTGCGCACTTGACGTAGAAGTGCTGCATGACTTCGTGGTGCAGGCGATCGCCCTTGGGGATCTCGACCCAGTCGCGGGATGTGTTGGAACTCCGACCATCGATTTCCATCACATCGACGTAGACGGCGCTGACGTACCAATCGCCAGTGCTGTCTTTGAAAATTTCGGCCATCACTTCAAACTGAGTGACTAGGGCGGTGCCAACCATGAGGTTGAAGGTTGCTCTGTGCTGCATTGGAACCAATCTCCATTTGCCTCGTTTGTGAGAGTGTCCCTGGGTGGCGCGTTAGCAGTTCACCACCCAGGGACTCCCCCCTCACTAAAAGCCGGCATCCGTACCCCAACTGATGCCGGCCCCCTTCTCGCGTGCGCCAAGCCGGATCATGTGCCGCCGAGAAGAACAGACCCGGCTTGACCTCGGCGCTCAGCGAGAATTCAATTCGAGTAGAACTTCTCCATCGCTCGAACTTGCTTGCAATATCCGGACTGAATTTCACGGATGGTATCGAGCGCGACCTTGTGCGACGTCGCCTCAGTGATGGCCTTTAGAGCGACCCAGATGAAGCCGCCCGCTGGCTGGCTGAAGTGAATGTCCGGGCGACTGTCGCCGTAGACCGCAAATTCGCTCACAATCTTGTCGAGCTTCCGGGCCGTGTTTTTGGTGCCGATGTCATCTTCCATCGACATCACCATGCTCTTGATCATCTCGCGAGATTTGCTGATGGTGACATCGGCGGAGGCGGTGTTGTTTCTCATGTCGCGCTCGAATGAGGCGGCGAGGGAGAGCATTGCTGCGGTCATATCGTTCGCTCCATCTCAATGCGCAGGGCGCGTTCGCACATATCAATCCAGATGGCGCGCTGGGCTTCGTCGGCAGCTTCGAATGCCTCGCCGAACAGACCCGACGCCAAACCCGAAGCGGCCCAGAGCATCTGTTCATCGGTCTCGGGGACGGGACCAACCTTGAGAGACACACGGGCACCAAGGGCGCAGCATTCCTCCTGCGTCGTTGGCAGACCGAAATTCGCGATTTCAAGCGCGCTGTAGATTGAGGCCAGTCCGGGGTAGACCGTCATGCCTTCCTCGCTTTCAGCATCGCGTCGGCGGCCCTATAGGCATCCCCTGCGAATGCGTGCCACACCGCGCCAGACTCCTTGTCCGCCGCCAGCATTCCTGTCAGCGCCGCCGCTGCGAAGTAGTCACGCAAAGACATGCCGTCAGCGCTATCGACCGTGTGGTGCTTGTAGGTGTGCGACTGGTCGTTGCTGCGGAACCCCGTGACGCGGGGAAATGCGTGTCCGCCGTTGTCTTTTGTCTCGCTCATGGCGTCCCTCAATCGAAATGGTTGTGGTTGAAGTTCGCCCGCTTCGATCGACTCAGCACAAACAGAGTGCCGCCAAGTGAAGCCGCGCCGATCGCAAGGCCGATACCCAATCCAGACCAGAAGCCCATTACTGACTCTCCGGATTAGGGATGACGCCAGCGCCGCTGGTAGGCGGCTCGGCTATCGCGCAGGCGCGCGATGCGTCGAGTTCGGATTGCCAGTGGTTTTTCAACGCAGCCCAAGGACCAGACCAAAACCGCCGACAGTGCGGATCATCCTTGAGAACGCCGACGCTGCTGTAGTCGCAGTACCCATAGCCCCAGTCGAACTCGATGAGGTCGCGGTGGAAGGCATCTTCGCTCTGGGTGTGTTCCATGCCCTCGATGTCTGACCAACGGGCGCGGGCCTCGTCTTTGTCGAGTTCTCCGGTGCGGCGAGAGCCCAATATGTCGCCCTTGATCTTCTCGATGGTGGCTTCGAAATCGAAGCGGCGTCCGTCCTGGGGATGCGTCTTCCCCATGAAGTAGTCGTAACTGAGCTGCAACAAGAACTCTCGCAAAGTAGGCGTGCCCGTAGAACTCCACGCGTAGGCGAAATTGCCATCATCGGATTGGATGTCTAGCCGGCCGCCGCCATTCCACTCGTCGATGGTCGCAACAGCCCAAGTCCTCGAGTTGCGCACTTTGTAGACGCGGGCCGTTGACGCGCTGATCTTCCATTCTTCTTGCGCGCGCAGCGCAGGCGGAAGGTCCGTGACCTGAGCCGTCGACCCTGAATCTGCCATCACCTACGCCCTCCCTGAACCACGTAGAGCCTCGGAGGCATCACAGGCATCCTGATCACTTCAGCCGTTGGCGGTGGCTCTGAGGCTGGTGGAAGCGGTGTTGTTGGGATGGCGTAGGTTTCGGATTCTGGAAGCCAGTCGAAGCCTGCCGGAGCATCGTCCCGCTTTGCTTTCTGCAAGCCGCGAATAGCCAGCACCACGATCAAAGTCATGAGCGCTAGGAAGGCGAGGGGAACGAGAGCGGCGGCGGTCATGCTGCTTCCTCGTCCTCGTCCGGTGCCTTGAACGCGGCGATAAAGGCATCGTCGGTGGGAAGCGCATCGAGCGGCCACGCGTGGGCGAATTTGACTTGGTAGTAGCCGTCGCCGCTGTGGCTCTCGTTGTCGTAGACGGTAAGGTTGGCGAAGCGCTCGCTTGGGTCGAGCGGTGACTTATTGAAACCCTTGAAGACCTCGAACGTGTTCTTGTCGAAGTCGACGACGTAGGCCCACTCGCAGAACAGGCTTTCGCCAGCAAAATCCAGTTGTCGGCTCAGGAGCATTCCGGTCTCGCCGTCCTGAACCATGGCGAGAATTTTTGCCCCTGTGTCGCGGGACAATTGCGGGTGTCGGGCGTTGAACTTGTCCGATACGTCTAGGTTCACCCATTCACCACCACCGTGGCCGCACGCCGCCAACTCCGCGTCACGCATTTCCTGTGACATTTCTTGCGCGGACTTTGCCTTGGCGATGAGATCGTCGCGGCGCATCTGCTCGCGGAGAAACTTGAGAACCTTCAACCCTTGACCGTCGGGGTAACCGTCCCACTGGCCGTACTGCGCAATCGGGTATTCGCCATCGACGTGCACGGCGATCAAATGTCTCGTTCCCATCCGAACCTCTGCATCGCTGAAGGAAACCCCGCCGGTCACGGGCTGGGGAGTAATTGGGGACCGGCGGGGATCAACGAGGCTGTACGGGGGGACGACCTGTTGACAGTCATTAAGGTACAATTTGCACCCTCAACTGTCAAGCGTCCTGCACCCTGAAGGCGCAAATAAAAATTAAACGCGCTGTGTATGCACAAAAAAATGCCGCTTTGGACTAAAGTCTATAGTCGGCGACTGTGCCGAATCGCTCGGCCCACAATAATTGAGCCAGCGTCTATCGACGTGCGGACCGTGGGATAGTCCTCATTGAGAGGAACTAGGGCGAACTCAGACGGCAGATCGCCGTGGCTGGCTGGTCGATACTTCCGCAGCATCGCCTGATTGCCGACGATGGCGAGCACGATGTCGCCGGGTTCCGGATCCCGCTCGGGTGCGATGATAACGACATCGCCTGGTCGTAACGAGCCGTCGCCTGGGCCCACCATGGACGTGCCGTCAACGAGGACAGCGAACGAGCGCGGGGTCAGATCATCACCTATTTCCACGGGGACTTCCGTGATTCCGTTGGGCCGTCCCCCGTGCTTAACATCTAAAAGTTCTTGTATCGAAACAAGTTCCAACATTGGCACCACCCGTATGGGGATGCGGGTTAGGACCGGATCGAGGGGCGCTCCCGCTGCTTCTCCTGTAAGAAGCCACGCCGCCGACACTCCGAATGCCTTTGCGTAAATGGCCGCACGCTTGGGGGTGATCTCTCGATACCCGTTCTCGTGCGTCTTGTACGTGTCATAATTCCATCCGTGTGCATCTGCAGCGTGCTTTGCCTCACGGTAGCCAACCCGAACACGCGCAAGTTTTAAACGGTCGGCTGGCGTGCTTGGTGTATCAACCATACCGCACTTCTCCAAATGAGCAAGGCGCAGGCTGTTGACAAGTCCAGGCGCGAAATGTACCTTGGGCGCCATGTACCAAAACCACCGGGACATCATTCGAGCTTGGCCAGACCTCGAGGCTTTCGCCGACGACATCGGCGTGAGTGCGAACACGGCCAAGTCGTTCCGGCATCGTGCGTCGATCCCCTGGTATCACTGGGACGCTGCGATCGAGGGCGCGAAAGCGCGCAAAATCAAGGGCGTTAGCCATGATGTGCTCAAGGGCCTGAGTCCCGTCAGGCGCGGTCGCGGGCGCAGCAAAATAGCGTCCCTTCACGTCGCGTAAGGTTTAGCTACGTAATGCGCCCCGGTCTAGGTGCAAAGCGCAGATGAGACCTACGTCGATTTGCGCAAGGCGTTGTTAGTTCACAGTTTGTTCGCATCGCGTCGGGATTGTATTCCTAAAAGTTCAAGAATGTGGCGTCAGCGTAACCGGCCGCATCAGTAGCGGTCTGGGCAGATGGGTCGCGTCGTGAGGCCGACCGCCGCTCGTCACGGTGTATGCGTCTGCCCAGTCCGCTGCCGATATGACGTCGGTAGCAGTCCCTCCACAGGGGCGTCTTCCTCCCTAGACTTCCGCAGGATCTCGTTCGGATCGCCTGCGGATTTTCGGAGGCTCTTCGTAACTCGAGGTTCGCGTGAGTGGGTGGTCCTTAGCGAGGTGAGTTCGGCGTTCTGCGATCGGAGCGGGATTAGCCGGACGACAGGTCTCCATTCCGAAGCACCAGCGGGCGACGGCCGTCCGAAGCTGGACGACCACCTTCTCACACGGCCCTTGGGCCAATTGGATGAGTGACGTGCAGGCAGCGGCGGGGAAAGCAGACCCGCGACAGCGATACGAGGCAGGGGCGGCGAAAGCCATCCTGAAAAGCGGCGACGGCCGAGTTCCTGTGTCCTGCGGCATGGTCCGCAGGCTGTTCCTGACGGGGATCCGGAGTAGCGCCCGGACTGCCTGCACGTCACTCCGTTAGACGATGTTCTCAGTGTTCCGTGGGGGAAACACAGTCGTGAACACTGAAAAACTCTTCGGTGCCAAGAAGTTTCTCGCCATGCGCATGCGTGAGCGGACTCACCTCGACGCCATTCCAATACGGGAAGTGTTTGTCGAGAGCGTGGCGGTTGAAACACCGTCCAACACCATCGTCACCGTGTTCACCAGCCAGGGAGAACATCGTCAGTGAGTTTCTTCTCGAGGATCTTCAACTGGAACAAGCCTGAGCCAGCACCTTTCGTGCCGGTATATCCGGAGCTGAGCTTGGAGCCAGTAAGAGTTGTAGTGGCTGCGGCCATGCCTCCGGAGCCAATTCGCCAATACCCAGCACCAAAGCCGGCCCGGAAACGCTACGCCGGAACCAAGCCGTGGAACAAGATCAAGGCGGCTCAGAAGATTGCAACCGGCGTGCTCGATGAGATTCGTTCCGCGGATTTCGATGCGGTGTACACGATACCCGAGATCGACGAGTGGATTGAAATTTACTGCCGCGACAATGGTCTGAACATCGGCGGCTTAACTTTCTGCGCCATCCGCACGGCCATGAAGCGCTGTTCCGGCGTGCGTTTTGAGAACCGGCGCCTGCTTGCGGATCCCGCGTACCACTACCTCCGGAGCCGGCACAAATCCCGCAAACAATTCATGCCTGAGCGGGCTTGGATCTTCATCATCGATGCAGAACCGGAGCACGTAGAGGCGGAAGCGCAACCTAACAGGAGGGCAGCGTGAAGAGAGTTGATCAGATTCGAGCAACACTTGATCTGCCCGCCGAGGCTGTCGCTGAACGCTTCGGCATGCGCTTGAAGACCGTTCGCGAGATGCGATCAAAGGTACGCAAGCCGGACAAGTATCGTGAACATGAAGTCCGCTACCGCCGCAATAAAGGTTATCGCCCCCAAGACGAGGTGATTGCCGAGAAGCGCGAAAGATCCCCTTGGAAGCAAATGGACGCGGAACTCATTCGGCTAGTGCGCCTCGGCGTAGCCCGCAGCGAAATCGGCGCGAAACTAGGCGTATCGAAGAACGCGGTCATCGGCCGTTGGCACAAGCTCGTGCGCTACGGGATGGTCCAACCCTGAAATGCGAAGAGCCCCAGCTTGCCGGCTGGAGCTCTTGAATGTGTGTGTCCGAGTTCGGTGGGTTTGAAGTGTTCCAGCTCGAGGATCTTTGCCGAGATCGAAGAGCCCTAACCAACAAAAGGCTTGACCATGCTTGTAGCGAATCATCGTCCCGGATGCAACACCAAAAGTAAACTTCCAACAGTCCACGCTTTCAACAGGTCGCTGTCTGCGGAGGAATATGAGCGCGTCAGCCCGAGCGAGATTGCTGGCGATGTGCTCATGCGCGCCATGCTTGACGACCGTCTCGATCGCCCGTGCTTGATCGTGCTGGCAGAGATCGCAACGGCGCTCGATCCATCCAGCCGCACGTTCTGGTTCGGTCGCGAGCAGATTGCCGACAAGACCGGGCTGGCGCTTCAATCCGTCTCCAATTGCCTGTCACGCCTCAAGGCGGCTGGTCATATCGATAGCTGTCGTCGGGTCACTCCGCGATCGAACGGCAACACGCTGATGCATTACGAGCTCGCCGGCTTGCCTGCCGATGAGGACGTTGCGCCGCGGCCTGAAGCCGTCCAGCGCGCAGCACTCAGCAGCAGCGTGAGGCTCGCTGTATGGGACAAGACGAGCGGACGGTGCGTCTACTGCGCCTGTCGCCTGACGAGGGAGCCTGGCCAGCCCAATACGTTTCATGCCGATCACGTTCTCAGTGTCCGCAACGGCGGATCCGATGACATCGCAAACCTGATCCCGAGTTGCGCCACCTGCAATTCGCGCAAGTCCGCCAAGCCGTTCCTCGCCTTCATCGAAGAGATGGGAGGCGCTTGTGATTGATATTGGCCACAACGGCGGCCCGGCGATCGACGACGACAAGGTCGCGTCGGGTTGGATCAAGCTCTACCGCGACATCCGTGAACACCCCGTCGTCGGCTTCGGACAGCCCGTCAAACCGGCCGACGCGTCACGGGGATCTTACTCCCGCGGCGAAGCATTCCAAGACCTGTTGATGGAGGCTCAATACAAGCCCGGCAGCGTGCGTATCAACGGCGAAGTCGTGGCGCTGAATATCGGACAACTGATGGCTGCCCGGTCGTATCTGGCCGCGCGCTGGAATTGGAGCGAGCAAACTGTCCGTACGTTCATGGCTCATTTGGTGAACGCCGGCATCATAAAAACCAACCAGCTAAGCAACCAGCAGCCAAGCGCCTCAAGAAAGAGTGCCCCAAATACGCTAACCATTTGTAACTACGAGCGTTATCAGGCATTCAGCGAGGCTGTAACGGCGTATGTCAGCACCCTCAAAGCACCAGCAGATCAACCAGCTAGCAACCAGCTAGCAACCAGCCAACAACCAGCTAGCAACCAGAATCTAAGAAAGAAAGAAGTTAAGAAGGAAAGAATAGAAGATACCCCCCCGCCCCCCAAGGGGGGAGACGCACCTAAGATTTTGGGCAGGCAGATCGCCCGTCAGGCTTTCGACGAATGGCGCGATCTGGCATCGCGTCTCGGACTGCCGACACCCAAGGCCGAGAGTTTCACCGACAACCGCGCACGGGATATTTTCAATCGTCTGCGGGAACACGGCGGCACCAGTCCAACACCGGAGTCCCTGATCGCGATCTGGCGACAGGCGCTCGGCAACGTCGAGCGATCCAAGTTTCTTCGCGGCATGACCGACCAGGGTTTCCGGGCGGACCTGACCTTCCTGTGCCAGGCCAAAAGTTTCGCCCGCCTGATCGAGGGTGGTTACGGCAACGGCGCCCATGCGCCGCGAACACTGTTGGACGCTGACGGGAAACCGAAACCGACCGTAGACGACCTCTACCGACAGGAGGATTCCCATGAAGCACCTCCATGAAATCCTCCACGAAGAACGGGTCGTGCTGAAGTCGGAAGCCAATGGCCGGCACTACACGACCTGCCCCGAATGTTCCTCCAAGCGCAAAGGAATGAACCGCAAGAAGCCCTGCCTGCGAGTCGAGATCGACGGTCGCGGCGTGCGCTTCGCTTGTTTCCACTGCGGGTTCTTCACGGCGCGATTTTTCGATGAGGGTGACAATGCTGGATACGGCCGGACTGTCCGACAAACACGCGATTTGGCTCGAGGAAACACGAAAGATCCCGTGCGAGATCGCAGCAACAGCAGGCGTGACGACGTTCGAGGGAAAGCTGACGTTCGAGTTCCGACGGAACGGCGAGTTGATGTACCGCAAGCACCGCCTCCAAACGCCGACAGGCAAGTCGTTCAGGCGGGATCGGGACGGCGTTCCGTCGTTGCTGTTCAACGAGGATTGTCTGAGCGAAGCGTTCGCACCCCACGAGCCGCTAGTGATCACCGAGGGCGAGATCGACGCGTTGTCGTGGATGGCCGCAGGGATCGGGAGGGTGGTTTCCGTGCCTGACGGAGCGCAACTGTCGAAGCCCGGAGAGGGCGAGATCGTGCCGGGATCTGACGGAGCGTTCCGCTACCTGTGGGATGGCGACGCTCTCAGGAAGGGCCTCCAAGCCCCGACAAAGATCATCCTGTCCACGGATGCCGACGACAAGGGTTACATCCTGCGCGATGAACTCGCCGTTCGCCTCGGTCGCGCGAAGTGCTGGTTCATCGAGTACCCGAAAGACTGCAAAGACGCGAACGACGTGCTCGTCAAGCACGGACGTGAAGCGCTCTTGCGTCTGATCGACAACGCCAAGCCGATCGTGCCGAGCAAGCTGGTGCCCTTCTCGGACATTCCGCGGAAGGGCAACAAGGCCACGTACAGTTCTGGCATGGGCGACCTTGACAATCACCTGAAACTCAATCTGCCGGAGTTGATGGTGGTTACTGGATCGCCCAACGCTGGCAAGAGTTTGTGGACGGTCAACTACGTCTGCAACCTCGCGCGACTGCACAGCATCAAAACGGCGATCCTCCAATTCGAGGACGACGTTGATCGCAATCGTGAGGATATCGAGCGTTACGTTACGGCGTTCTCCAAGCCCGGCAACACCAAACCTATCACCAAACCAGACGTGTGGATTGACGAGATGTTTCGCACCATCTCGCCGGCCGAAGAGAACGACTCCTACGACATGGATTGGCTGCGCGCGAGCATCATCGAAGCCTCAACGCGTCACGGATGCCATGTGATCCTGATCGATCCGTTCAACGAGATCGAGCATCTGTGGAAGGTCAACGAGACCGAAACGCAGTACCTCAACAACTGCCTTCGCGACCTAAAGAAACTCGCTCGCCAGCTTCAGATCGCAATCATCATCGTGACGCATCCAACCAAGTCCGGCGGATCCAGCAAGCCCGTCGAAGAGTGGTCGCTTTACGACGTGAGCGGCGGCGCGACGTGGAACAACAAGGCCGATCATGGTGTCGTGATCTGGCGCGAAGACAACAAGTCTCCCGACACCTACGTGAAAGTCTGCAAGTCCAAGAATTTCCGCACAATGGGAACGCCGGGCACCGTGGTCATGCAGTACGACCTGCGGAGCTCGTGCTTCTTTCAGAAAAAGGTGGCCTGACATGAGCATGGAAGCACTCTACGTCGGCGATGCGAAGTGGGTCTGGGTTATCCATTCCGATAACGCCTCGGTGGTTGTTTCTGATTGGGATGGCAACGAGCGCACCATTGATGCGCGCGACTACGACATCACTCCCGATCTCGAGCGCGACGTGCACGGCCATCGCCATCCGGTTCACCGCACGATCGGCACCGGCAAGCGCGCTCAGTACATGCGCATTGAGCGGAGGCGCGCAGCATGAGCGACGAATCCCACGACGACTTCATGGAATCGCACGCGGATTTCATCGCCCGGTTTCGCAAGATGTCATCGGCTGCATATCGCCCGGAAGGAATTGAAAACCCAAGGGCGGCACGGGCCGCGAAGATGAACGCACAAAATCAGCGCACGGCTAGGGCCGACCAACGCAGTCACGTTCTCTGCCTTCTCGCTCTTGGAAAGCGCGACGCACAAATCGCCGACGAACTCGGCATTGCCGAGGACACCGTTCGCACGCTCAGAATTTCGAGGATGTAGCCGTGACGAGAGCAGAGATCATCGCATCCATTCCAGTCGACGTTCCCGATGAAGTCGTCGCGCGTGAACTTGGAACAGGCGTTGGTTACGTCCGGCAAATTCGAAGGCACGGCGTCTCGGCAATGCGTGAGACCAGTCGAGGACACAGTGCGCGTTATCGCCAACGAAACTTGGTGAGGGTCCGACAGATGCAGCGAGACTGGGCACGGCAGAAGAAGCTCCGCACCACGGGCGAGACGAACATCGAAGGCGTTCGGGAAAAGTACATGCGCGAGCAGGACAAAAAGTTCATTCGCTTCGTGCGTCGCGTCTATCCGGAACTCTACACGGGGGATTGGTACGTATGACCAAAGCAGAACAGATCAGGGCGATGGCCGGAAAGCCAGCAAAAGAAGTGGCCAAGCAAGTTGGTTGCTCGGTGAGGCACGTCAATCGCATTTGGCAGATTGACAGCGATCCAGCGGCTGCCGCTCGAGCGAAACAGTGGACCACCCGCTACTTGCGATTAAGGGGGCACAAGCCGCGCGATCAGTGGATCGCCGACATGCGAGAGAACAGCCGTTGGAAGGCCAAGGACGCCAAGCTGGTAGCGATGGTGAAGGAGGGTGTCCGTCGCAAAGATATCGCCGACAAATTAGGCGAGACCAAAAACAGCGTCATTGGTCGCTGGCATCGTTTAGTGGAGCTCGGACTCGCATGATCCTCGACCTACGCTCAGCAGCGATCTTCGCAACCCTCGTCGGACTGATCCTCGCGGTTACAGTCCTCGTTGCCCATGCACAGAACGCTCCAACCTATACCTCTCGACCTGTCGATTGGTTCGATCGAGATGGAAACCACGTCAGGTACTACCGCACTAGGCATCGGGAACGCCACTACGAACGCCGTCAGCAGGTCAGGGGCTGGCATTCTCAGGCGCGTGGCTACTACCCCAGCCATGACCATGACGGACAGTGCAAGGGCACCGTGGCAGTCGTGGGTGACCAGTATGCGAGCGAGGCCGGGGCGCAAGACGAATCCTGGAAAGCGTGGGCACAGACCGTCCGCTTTATGGCGGGTGAGCGCTACATGTCGAAGGACAACGCGGCCGACGTAGCATTCGAGTGCGGCCGGTCGTCCGTTGGTTCGATCGTGGGGCAAGTCTTCTACCGTTGCCGGGTATCAGCGCGCCCTTGCCGTCCCGAGACGCAGAGGGGGAACCGCTGATGGCGATAACTGGCAACTTTGGCCGACTGACTGTGATCAGCGACACCGGCAGCGGGAAGTTCGTCATGTGTCGCTGCTCATGCGGACAAACAAAAAGCATCCGAAGGTATTCTCTGACATCCGGCAACACCAAGTCATGCGGCTGCTTGCTACGCGATGTGAGCGCCACGCATGGGCACACGCGTCCGACCGTAGAGAGAAAGTCAGGAGAGTACAGTTCGTGGGATCACATGATCCAGCGCTGCACAAACTCGCGCAATAAGTACTTCGTGAATTACGGTGGCAGAGGAATCAAAGTCTGCGAGCGGTGGCGCGACAGCTTCGAAGCGTTTCTTGAGGACATGGGTAGCAAGCCATCTCCCAAGCACTCCATCGACCGGATCGACAACGACGGCAACTACGAGCCCGGAAATTGCAGATGGGCCACGCGGGCAGAGCAAATGCTCAACCAGCGAGTCACCGTCCACGTCGACTGGGGTGGCGAGAAAATTCCGCTCGCATCCTTGGCTCGGTCGTTTGGGGCATGTCCGAAGGTGGTTGATGCGCGACTGCGCAAGGGGTGGGAACTGAATCGCGCCCTTATGACGCCGGTAGATAAGACGCGATCGCGTACGGGGCCGCGTCGGTCTAGGCAGGAGGCGCTGCAATGAGCCCCAACGAGATCAAGATCCTCACCTACTTGGTCACCTCTGACCAGCCCTACTGCAAGTACGAGGACATCATCAATCATGTCTGGGGTGACATCCGCCTCGAGGACAGGATGAACAGCCTCAAGGTTACGGTCTGTTATGCCCGAAACCATTTCAAAGAGTACGGCATCCAAGTCCTTTCAATCAGAGATGTTGGATACGGGATTGATCTGAAGGACCACGCGAAAGCGCGTTCTATCCTCGCGGAAATTATCAAACGTAAGACGGGTGTGGATGTGCCTTGGGCGGAGCGCGCAGCATGATCATCGGACTTAGCGGCCTCGCAGGCTCAGGCAAAACGACGGTCGGCAACATCCTCGTGCGCGAACATGGCTTCGTGCGGAGACCATTCGCTTATCCCCTCAAGTCGATGATCGCCGCCTTGGGCTTTGATCGCGAAGTTCTCGACGGGCCATCTGCTGGCAAAGAGCTTCCGTTGGAATTGTTCGGCGGTCGATCGCTTCGCGAAGCGATGCAGACGCTCGGCACGGAGTGGGGGCGCGCTCAGTTCGGCGACGACTTCTGGATCAAGATGTGGATGCGCGGTCTTTCTGCGCTCGGCTCACATGTAGTGGCAGACGATGTTCGCTTTGAGAACGAGGCAAACGCCGTCCGAGCCGCTGGCGGAATCGTGGTGCGCCTCAATCGCAGTGGCGCAGGCGCCCGTATGGGATCGGCGCATTCGTCTGAACTGGTCGATCTGATTAAGGCCGATCACGTGCTTAGCAATGATCTGCCGATGGAAGATTTGAAGCGTGCTGTTGCAGACCTGATTAGCGCCGACGTGCGCGACCGCCGCGTGGCGTAGACATTTCTCCAATCAGGAAAACACCAATGGGAATTAACTGGACCGACGACATCATTGAGAGACTGAAAGAGCACAAGGACAACGGCCTTGCTGCGTCTGAGAGCTCAGCCAAGCTCTCGGCAGAGTTCGGCATCGACTTCACGCGCAACATGGTGATCGCGAAACGTCACCGTTTAGGCTTGACCTGCGGTGTTGATGAGATGCGGCACAATTCGCGCAGGGCAGCGTTGAAGCGGCACAAGCAAGCTCGAGTCCAGACCGGAGCGCCTGAGCCTACGCGAGTCCGCAAGCCATCCTCCTTCACCGTCACGAGCAATAAGACAGGCCTATTCGTTCTCGGCGAGAACATCGCAAAGGAACCGCTGCCCAAGCCGGAGATGCCGGAAGACTTCCCAGATCGCGTCACGATGAAAGCGCTGACGAAAACGTCGTGTAGGTGGCCGATCGGGGATCCGCAGCACGAGGACTTCGGGTTTTGTGGAGTCACAGCCGTGCCCGGCTTGCCATATTGCGAGCCACACGCCCGCCGTGCATATCAGCCGACGCAGTCCAAGCAGCGCGCTCCGGTAGCGAACAACTACCCAATAGTGCAAGCGATGAAGGAGCCGGTCGATGCCTAGATTTAAAGATCTATCTGGTCTGCGATTTGGGCGTCTTACTGCAAAAAGCAGGGCGAAGGGCGCCTTCAGTGTGGTTCATTGGGATTGCGAGTGCGATTGCGGAACTCAGCGCACCTTGCCAGCTGGCAGCCTTACCAAGGGGCTCACGCGATCGTGCGGCTGCCTTAACGACGAAGTGCGCAGACAAAAGAAAAAATTGGTTTGTTACACCGACACGCCAACACACAAAATATGGGAACGCATGCTTGCGCGCTGCCGCTACAGCTGCGTCAAAGGCTGGTCCCGCTACGGCGGCCGCGGCATCACTGTCTGCGAGAGGTGGCAAAAATTTGCGAACTTTCTTGCAGACATGGGTGAACGGCCGTCCACGAAACACTCAATCGACCGCATCAACAATGACGGCAACTACGAACCGGGTAATTGCCGTTGGGCCACAACCAAGGTTCAGGCGAACAACCGGAGCAACAATAGGCTGCTGACGGTCAATGGTGTGAGCCGCACGTTGCAGCAGTGGGCTGATGAGCGCGGGATTGGCGACTCCACAATAAGAGAGCGACTGCGGTGGGGCTGGACGGTGCGCGATGCGGTGATGACACCTCCGCAATTTCGTGGTCGAGCGGTCGTCAATGCAAGGAACAGAGCACAATCTTAGAACTCGCAGCGCTCCACCCGTGCGGGACATCGAGCGCTAGCGGTACGCGTTACGTGCGTGAAACATCATCAACACTGAGGGAATTGGAAATGAAGCTTAAAGCAATCGTAGTGGCTCTGATGGCAGGACTACTGGCAACGCCAGCCCTAGCCCAAGAGCCGAAGACGTCGTGGACGGGGTTCTATGTGGGCGTGACAGGCGGGCTTGATATGCCGACCGCCGACCTGCGTTATGATCCGGGCTTCTTCGGCCCGTACCACGCTGATCGTATGACGGGGAACGGGCTTTCCTACGGCGTCACGATCGGCGCCGACTACCACATCCCAGGCTCGTTTGTCGTTGTTGGCGTCGGCGCTGACCATGTGTGGTCGGACGCGGCCATGAGTTTCGCGATGCCGCTCGGTACGACGGGTGCGGCCAGCCTCGAGAAGTCGTGGGCTGTGTTCGGCCGCCTCGGCGTGGTCATGGGCAACGCGATGCCCTACGTGCTCGCCGGCTACACGCAGGCCGACGCCAAGGCTGCCGGGACGTTCCTATGGTCTGGCGGCGGCGGGTCCGAAACCCTGAAGGGCTGGATGGCTGGCGGCGGCATCGAGTTCATGCTGACGCAGAACATCAGCCTCGCGGGCGAGTACCGCTTCACGAGGTTTGACGACCTCTCGTTGGCGGGCGGCGATCTCACGATTGACCCGGAGCGCCACGAGATGCGTGCGACCCTGAAGTACAAAGCGAACTTCTTCTAACTGAAAGGAGGGACAACGGCGCCAAGCGAAGCCGCTTTCGTTTGGCGCCGCCCCTTACGGAACAAACAAACCATGGGGTGTGCGATGAGAACCAGAGACAAGCTAGCAGCGGAATTGCGGAAGATCGCCGAGATCGCTGGTCCGACCAACGCTGAGCGCTATGAGGCGTTCGCGAAGCGCGCCGAGACCGGCGAGTTCGATGACTTCGGCAGCATGTACGACTGCCCGATCACGCAATTACATAGCGAGTTGACGGCGGCTGGCTTCACCAAGTTCGCGGCCCGCGTTGCGAATGGCGAGTTCGACGCCACCAAGGAAGATAGCGACGAGTGGGCGCGTAGTCCCGACGGACAAGCCATCGCCAAGGAACTGTCCCCCGAGATGCGTCGCGTTCTCGGCATGGACCTGAACCATTGAGGATGACCATGCGCGCACGGCGTTGGAGCGATAACGATCATTATTTTGGGCCGTTCACTTACGCCAAGGCGGAGGGCGAGCACGCCTACCGCCCTTGGGCCATCATCTTATCATCCGGTGATGATGACGATCGGCGCGGCAATAGCCTGCGCATTAGCGGCTTTTCGAGAACCTTGATCATCGCCCTGCCGCGCATCATCAGGCCATGGCGGAAATGGGTCGACACGACCAAGTACGAGTGGTCCACAAATCCGAGGGGTGGCTATTGGGATGTTCATCGCCGCGACTTCGGGTTTTCGTTTTCCAGGAGTGGGTCCATCGGCGACTCTGTGTTTCTGCACGTCTCATACGGTGCGCGGACGCACGACAGCAGCACTGACATGGATTGGGGCTATACCCTGCCGTGGACTAGCTGGCGTCACGTTCGCCGCAGCCTGTACGATTTGGATGGCGCGCACTATTGGACGGAGCCGGAACGCCTCGGTTACGGCCATGATGGGCATGTGGTGCGCAAGGCGGCTGAGGAAGGATGCCCATCGCGCACGTTCGCATTCGCGGATTTCGATGGCGATGAATTGACGGCGCGGACACGCATTGAAGAACGCGAGTGGCGGTTTGGTGCGGGCTGGTTCAAGTGGCTATCCATCTTCCGCAAGCCAATGGTTACGCGCTCGCTGGATATTTGGTTCTCCGGCGAGACCGGCAAGCGCAAAGGGTCATGGAAGGGCGGCACAATCGGGCACAGCATCGACATGCTTCCCGGCGAACTGCACGAGGCTGCCTTCCGCCGCTACTGCGCCGAGCACAACATGACGTTCAATGGCGAAGTTCCGCCCCTTGACACGCAGGTTAGTGTGTAAGTCAGGAGGATTTCACCATGGCCAAAGAGTGGAACACGATTGAGGAAGCGATGGACTGGCTTCGCTCCCTCCTGATTGCAGAGCATCGTGTCGAGTGGGTACGCGAAGAAGCCGCACGGGTAGGCAAGATGATAGGCGGCGATCTTGAAAGCGTCGCCGGCAGCATTGAGCACTACGACGGCCATGCGGCGAACGAAGCGGAGGGGACGGAGGATTGCCCGGCATTCGACTTCGCGTGGCTGCGGTTCAATTTCCAGGGCGGCATAGCGCATCCGATCCATCTCAGGATTACGCACGGGGGAGACACCGTAGCATGACCAAATGCACGCACTGTGAGACCTGCGAGGACTTCTTTGAAGCAAACAGAAAGCTCAAGGTCGAAGGCTCTCTAAAGAGCGGTCTCGTCGGAGAACTGAGAGAGCTTCTTGGCGTCGATCACCTGAAGGGGCAACGGCAATTGGAAGCGGCAGTTGCGGAGGTCAAGCGACTTCAGGGCATCGCGAAGAAGGTGACAGCCAGCACCGGCCGCAAGGCCGCGTCTGCCGCAGCGAAAGTTCTCAAAGATCCCAAGGCGAGTATGCACGCGAAGACAGCGGCGGCGTCCATACTGACACATCGAGTGAAGTGACGTTCCACGTGCAACACCGTCTGGGGGCAGACCACCTGTGAGCAAGAACATAACACGTGAGATCGCCGCATACGTCGGCAAGAAGCGTCCAAAAAAGGAGCGCCCGCCGCCCCCTGCCCGCGAGCCTGCACCAGGAACGCCGACGCCAGAACGCATCTCAAAGGAATCGGAAGAACTCGCGAAGGTCGTCGTCGTCCCCGGCAACGCCTACAAGGAGCCTCACGTCGTCCACCGCGTTCAGCTTCCCGTGGATTCCTATCGCCGGCATTTCAAGCAGACGCAGATCGACGCTGCGGCGATGTTCTGCCATGACGCCATCGCGGCACAGGGCCAGAAGATCACTGCAAACTATGACGGCAGCACACGGAGCACGCCGGGTCCGAGATCAGGTGGCGTCAACGATCGATGGCGCGAGAGCTACATCCGTTTCCATCATGTTTACGGGGAACTCACGGACGACGAGAAGCTGCTGGCTGACTACCTTGTACTGGGAGTCAAAAGCGAACTAACGGGGCGGCCCATGTCCATGCCTGAGATCGCGCGCGTACTCGGATCCAACTACGCCGATGACGCAAGCAACGCGAAATTGGGGCTAGGTCTTCTAAAGGGCACGCTTACCCGCCTCTACCATGAGTACCTGCGCTATCAGGTAGTGACGAGACAGAGTCGCAAGTTATCGGAAATCGAAGAAACCAACCGGGCCAAAGCCTTGTCCAGCGTCCGCCCTCAATTGAAAGGACCACGCTGAAAATGAAACGCGAAGCCGAAGCTCTCTACCGCGCCTACCTCAATATGAAAAGCGCCCACGACGATCTCATGCGCCAGCAAGACGAAGCCATGGGCAGCATGATCGACGCCTTCACCCACTTCTCAGAAGGCCATCACGCGTTGTTCAACGATCTGTCGTCACGTGTGAACACCGCCCTTGCACGGCTATCGCAGGACATCGCGACGCCGCCTCCGATTCCAGACGAAACAGAGTCCATCTTCGACCAGCTACGGAGGACATCAACGCCCCCGCAGCATTACTCGTGAGGCCATCATGACCGACAACGACCTCGGGTGGGACTACTACTTCTACAAGGACGGCGAGCGCGTTGGTTCGCCTAATGGCTTTGAGAGGGGGTATGATTCGAAAGAGGAAGCGGAGCGCAGCCGAGATGAATGGATACGTGCTCACTGCCGTCCAGGAGAAACCGTTGACTTGAGAGTTGAACGCATAGCAGGCGCGCGCAGCGCAGGCGAAGGCGTCGATACGCCGAGCCGTCAACCATGACTACAGGCCATCGTCCTCGCGCCAAAGGCTACACTGTAAAGTATGTAGACGGTAAGGCTGTCTTTGTTCCGGAGAAACCCAAGTTTCGGAAATCGATTGCTCAAAGGAAAGCGGCGCGGAAAGTGAGGAAGGTCGTGATGGGGAAAAGGTTGATATGAGCGTAGCGAACACCATATAGATCGAGATTGACGATGGGTAGGTCCAGGCGGGGAACTTCAAATCCTGCGGTCAGAGGGTTCAACTCCCTCCGTCGTCACCACTGTGGAGATGCGATGATGACCTGAATGCACCATTGAAGCTCGCCAACGCGGCCCGCCGCTTCTCCTGGATTTCCACGATTTGGATCAACCCAGGAGATAACCATCATGAAAGCCTATCTACGCATCAAGATTAAAAGCCTCGCCACCGAAGCCGCTATCATTCGTCATGCCGAGAAGCATTGGCTCGAACGAGGGCGCTACTGCTACCTTCGGAGCTGTGTGTTCTCCATTGACGATTTGGCTCCACGAGACGGCAGGAAGGCTGCATCCGTCCGCGCCTATACGACCTTCCGAGGACTCCAAGATCATCGGCACGGCATCGCCATCGAGCAGCGTGCCGCCCTGATTGCCTACGGGTTTTTGCGCGGCAAGCACTATCGCCACATTGAACGCGACCCCCATTGTCTCAAACCGCCATTCAGCCGCCAAAGCCCGGACTGGTCGCGCGTGAGGGATCTGATCCTGAAGTACGGCGAGGGCGCGCACGGCGAAAAAAATGCCGTCTGGGATAAGGTGAAGGCGTGGCGCGACCATCGACCGAACTAGCTCGCGCGACACAAAAAAACCCGGCGCGGGGGATAAGCTCGGCCGGGTTTGGTTACGGTAAGGCTTGCAGATATAAATGCTAATCCAGCGCGCCAACCAGTATCGGCTTGAATTAACGTCTGAGCAGGCTGAAACGCTTGCCGAGTGGGTTGGGGCCTGCCGCTTTGTCTATAACTCAGCGCTTGAGCAGCGGCGAGACTGGTACAGGCATGGGAAGTTTTCTTTTGCCCAGCAGTGCCGCGAACTCACGGACTGCCGCGCTGCGTTCGACTGGCTTGCTGCTGTGCCTTCTCAAGCACTGCAGCAGGCTCTCCACGATCTTGACGCTGCCTATCAACTGTTCTTCGCTGGTCGTTCTGGCTATCCTCGACTGCGTCGAAAGGACGGTGACGAAGGTTTCCGGTTGCCTGAGCCGCGCCATCTCGGTTTTAAGCGCCTCTCGAAGCGCATGGGCGCGGTGAAGGTGCCAAAGCTCGGGTGGCTTAAGGTGAGAAACTGGCGGCCACTCGGAGGCGAACTGCGAAGTGTAACAATTCGGCGCAAGGCCGGACACTGGTACGCATCGATCCGATGGCAGCGCGAGGTTGGAGATCCGCCACAGAAGAACGGCCCGACTGTTGGCGTTGATCGAGGTGTGGCCCTATTTGCTGCTCTGTCAGACGGGACAAGAGTCGAGTCACTTCATTCATTTCGAAGTATTGAGAAACGTCTGGCGAAGCTACAGCGCCGCATGTCTCGAAAGCAGAAATTCTCGGCCAACTGGATCAAGCAGAAGGCCAAGATCAGCCGCCTGTATTCGCACGCGGCGAACGCTCGCAAGGACTTCCTGCACAAGCAGTCGACGATCATCGCCGAGAGCCAAGGCGTCGTGAAGATCGAACGGCTGAACGTGCGGGGTATGTCAGCGAGCGCTAAGGGCACCGTCGAAGAGCCGGGGCGCAAGGTGCGCGCCAAGTCTGGCTTGAACAAGTCGATCCTCGACCAGGGGTGGCACATGTTTAAGACGATGCTCGCCTACAAGCTCGCCGAGCGCGGCGGAAGGCTTGAGGAAGTTCCGGCTGCATACACGAGCCAGACGTGCGCCGAGTGTGGCGTTGTGGATCGAGAAAGCCGGAAGGATCAGGCGACGTTCGAATGTGGCCATTGCGGTCACGCTGACAACGCAGACGTAAATGCTGCGCGCAACATACTTCAGGCCAGGGCATTGGCCGTTGAGCCTCCCAAGCGAATCCTAAGACGGGTCGGCAAGAGGAAGCAGAAACAGGAGGTCTCATCATGATGACCAAATGGAAATCCCCCCGGCCAGAGGGCCGGGGGGAGCTTGCCAAGCTAGGTTACGCTCACGCTGCTGCTGCCTTGACGAGACTCAGGTGGACGTACCGTCCGGCACGTTGGGCTTCGAGTACACCAGCCTCGGCGCATCTTCGCCACCTCTTGCTGGCTTCGCTCTTCGAGATGTTGAGCAGAGCCGCAAGCTGATCATTCGTGACCGAGTGACCGAGGCCCGAAAGAGCCTTCTTGATGTCCTCGATTTCCTGGTCGGTACGGTCGCCCTTCTCGTTCTCGAACGACAGTGCCTTGGGAGCCTCGACCGGAATGGCCTTGGCTTCTACGGACACCACCTCAAACACCTTCCGGGACCGAACACCGAGCCCGAAAAGCCAGATCGAAGCAAACTGGAACCCGATCGGAAGCGCGACCGGATCGGCCAGCTTCACGATGTCAGCAACCAGCTTGGGGTCATAGCCGACCTTGGCGGCAATCGCAGAGATCACCGACAAGCCCGCCTCGACCGGAGGCGCAGCCTTCGTGCCAGCAACTTCCGCCCGCAGCTTTTCAGCATGGGCTTGGCGCTGGTTGAACGTGAACGTCTGCGTCTTGCAGTTGTCAGACGTTGCGTTCCGCTTGCACGCTCCTGCCATCCAAGCCGAAGCCTGAGAGGCAAGCGAGCGTGCCCGCTTGTAGTCGTCGAAGAGGGCCATCTGCTTGTCGGCATCGAAGGACCGGCCAGCGTTGATGGTCTCCCGCGTGTCCGCCCGACGCTTCGTGGTTTCCACCACGATGAGGCCGGAGAAGAACACGGCGCAGACGGCGAGACCAACACAGGAGAGCACCTTCGCTTCCTTGAAAGCCTGCCAAGCGCAGTGGGCACACACAATCGCGAGAACCACGAGGGGCATCGCAAGCGTATGCTCGAGGGTCCAATTGGCGAACGTCCACTCGGGGCCGGATCCGTCCCGAACAATGAGAAGGAACTCGGCAAGCCCGGCAACGATCCCGCCGTACAAAGCGGGGCGGCTGTGGACATACCCCTTGGTCGTGTAGGGACGGCGTGCAAACCACCGCCGCTTCTGGTAGACGGTATCCATAGGGTCAGTCTCCTTGGGTAAGAGCTTGGAGAGTGGTCTAGGCCTCGTTCAGCGTTGACGCGCTGGCGGGGCCGTCTTGTATTCAGCCCGGTATTTATCCGGGAAAGCCTGCTGATGCAGGACAAGGCGCACCGGGGTACGATGCGCTAAGTGCTGCTCAGTGAGGCATTGGCGTTCGATTATTGGCTCGCCCACTTTTGGGCCAGCTTAGCTGCCACATGCCAGTCGTCGTCGGTGACTGTGGCGGCCTTGTTATCCGCCGTCGCGAACCCCTTACGGACATCCACGGTGCGGAGGATTGAGAGAGCGAGTGTGCGCTTTGCAGCCATTGGTCATTTCCTTTCAGTGAAGTTACGTTACGAACTTCGGGGTGGAGCCCGTAGGCTCCGAGGGGATCACTTGAACATCTCTTCGTCGCTCGCAAATTCGTACAGCTTGCGTTCAAGGGCTTCCAGACCGGCAGAGACCGTCTCATCACCAAAGATCACCAACTGGTACTCGGCAGGAGCGGCGCCGCCGCCCCAAGCGAAGATGTGCAGATCGGAGTCATAAACAAACCCCGGAGTCATCTCGCCGACATCAAGGCCAGTCGAGCCGCTGATGTCGTCCGTCCATTTGCGAGTTGCTTGGAATTGCTCAAAGGTCATTCCAATCCTCCTTATTGACGTGGTTGCTCCACGCCGAAGTTCGCAGTTCCCATCGCCCCTTTGAGGACACCCGTTGCCGGGTGCCAGGAGTGTCATGTGCTGAGCATGTTGTAGGCGTCTTGGCTCTCGTACCGGATGACTACTCCGCCGATTTCTTCGCCGCCCCACATGGGCCCGAGGACACCAGAGAACATCGGTTGGTCCTGAAGCTCGGAGCGCAGTTGCTTCCGCTTGCAGGGGCCGGTGTACTCATGGCCACGGACAGACATGGCAGGCACGACGTTGTCGGCAGTGAAGTCAGTCACGATCCAAGAGCCTTCGACGAGTTGAACAAGCCGATAGATGCAGCTCATGGGAGACCTCCAAAAGGGCGGGATGCCCTCAAAGGAGCGATGGGTCTTCATTCCGGCCCGCCACTCCCCCCTTTGATCCCGATCTACCCTTGTCCGTCCCGGAAATGTCGGCTGGGGAGCCGTCGCCTTCAGTGTAAATATATTGCACTCAGTGCAACGTGTCAACAGGGTCATCAAAATAAATTTGCACTCATTGCAATCAGCAGCCGATCGGCTATATAGGTCTCCATGGAACGTGAGACCGAATTTCGCCGCTGGCGCCTCGCCATGGGCTTCACGCGCAGGCAAGCTGCGGAAGCGCTTGGGATTTCTCCATCGCACGCCGCCAACTACGACACGGGAATCAACCGTAACGGCCTCGGCCCAGCCGCCCCCGGCAAGGCTGTCCGTATCGCGATGGCAGCCCTAAAGGAGCGTGCGGCGGATCATTGGTTGGGAGAGCTGGAAGAAATTTCTTGACTGAACCAGCAATATGGGCCTTGACGTTTATATTCGAATCACTCATGGTTCTGCTATCGGGTGATTCGCGCCTCTAGAGCGCATCGCCGACAAGCTAACCCCTTGAAATTCCGCAATTCCTTGATGGTCCGGTCACGCCGCGCCACCAATTTGCTTTGCAAAAACGTCGGATCAGAGCCGACCTATCAAGGAATCCAAAGGCCGTCTGATCCCGGCCCCGGCTGTGCCAATGCGTATCAGCCAAGATGGAGAATGCCTCCATGGATCAGAACAGCACGCTCATTCATCTCCTGACGCAGCTCGCCGAGGTCATCGACGGTCCTGAAGGGCCGGGCGGTGGTGCGATCTGTCTGGCGGCCGTAACCGCTATCGAGGAGCTTGAATCCCAACGCCGTCGTCCGCCACGAGCCGACGACGAGCCAGCGTGATCACTGCCAGTGCTCCAGCATTCGGCACAACAAGGGCCACGGGGGGTGCCTCTCTCCCGTGGTCCGATTCATTTGCGAGGTGGCATGGACGACTACTACAACTCTGACTTGGTCAAGCACGACTTAGAGCATCGCCTGCGCGTCAATCAGATCGCGCAGATGATCCCTGAGTTTCCGCACATCGCTCTGGGCATCCCCGAAACGATCGGCATGAGGTCCGGCCGCGCCGAACTTGCCCACGGGTTCGCTGCTGCGTTCGACGAGCATGGCATCCCGATCGAGATAGTGTTCGTGAACCCGACTGCGCCTCCGAAGAACCCTCAGATCATCGGCCCCACAAATGCGGTGACCGCCTCTGCTCGATATGCGGACGGCGCGACCGTTGAGTATTCGGCCGTGTGGTCGGACTGACAGGCCCATTCATGGACGAGAGCAACGTCATCCCGATATGCCTCCCCCACGGCACCCTTGCTCCGCTCGATCCGGACAAGGTGCTGTCAAAGGCGATTGAGGCTGGCCTCTCCGAAGTGATCGTCCTCGGTTACGTCAAGGATGAACACGGCGATCAGGTTGAGTATTTCGCTGGAACTACGTCCGATCCGGCCACGCTTCTGCTGCTTGTCGAGCGCTTCAAGCGGGATGTCATCTTCCCTTGAAAAAGCCGCGCGTCATCGACGTGAACGAGGTTGATGCGTGTCTGAAGATCGCCGCCTACTTCGCGGTGCACGGTACGCGCGAGCAAAAGCAAGGCCGATTTCGACCCCGGAGTTCGCCCATGAAGAAGACTCGTTGGAGTGACGACTACGGCAACGTGGTCATCTCCTGCGGTCCCTTCAAGGCAGTTCGATCCGGCATCAAGAAGTGGCACCACGTATCGATCTGGCGCCTTCACATCTGGCGGCATCCCGGCACAGGGAAGCTGCTCCATTGGTACTGGGGACGCTCATGACCATCGATCCAAAGAAGGTCGCCAAGGAAGCCGTCGGCGCGATCTTCGACGACTACGAGGACGAGCGGATCATGTCTCGTGATCGCTGGGAAGCGGTCGTCGAGAAGGTTGTGAAGTCTCACGTCGATAGGCTGAAGCCTGGTTACGGTGGGTATGGCGTTGGAGCGTTCGTTGAAGTGAACCTGCCCGCCGACGAATTCGAATATTTTTTGCCCGAGGCAATCGGCAAGACGCTGCGGCCTAAAGATGCGCGGTGGTTTACGCTGGTTGACACGACGTACGATGTCAGACTGCCGGCGGGCACGCTGAAGCCGCTCGGCGACGGTGTACACGTCTTTCGGGAGTCCGACGTAGGCAAGACGTTCCGCGCCTTCGATCCACCACTACTGCCCGACGAGGACTGAGCCCATGGCAGAGCATCGCTCCGAATCCGACATCCAGTCCGTTATGCGCCATTACGACGGACAGATCGCCAGCCTCAACTATGAGGTCTCAGGAATCAAGGGCGTACTGTCGGAGCACGGGTCGATCCTCAATGAGATCCGCGGTGCGTTGGGTGATCTCAAGGTGCGGCAGGGGCCGGGCATAGGGTCAATGATGAAGGGCCTTGTTGCTGGCGGCGCACTCATCGGCATGAGCGCTGGCGCCATCACGGTTCTCGTCACGTCGTTCGTCGCACCCGACATCACAAAGCTCATGACCGAAGGCGTCGCCAACTCCCGCTACATCCAGCACCAGGAACAGAGCGACCGCAAGGAGCTGGCAGAGTTCCGCCGCAAGTCCGCCGACCGTCTCGAACAGCGCCTCGAAATGCTCGCTGGCGCGATCAATGAGTTTGGCCGGAAACAGGATTGGCCCACAACCGTTTCGCCCAGGAGATAACCCATGGCCAAGCCCGACTTCCCCAGCACGACCCCGCTTCAGCACTTTACCGCGGACATCGCAAACGGTGCTTCACTCTCTGAAGCTGTCGATATGGGTGGAACGACCCTCGTCGGTATTCAGATGCCTGCAACGTGGACCGCTGCCGATCTCACCGTGCAGGCCGCAGCCGACGGCTCCACCTACGGCAATGTCTTTGACGCGGCTGGCGCGGAACTCGAGATTGCCGCCGATGCCTCGATCTTCATCCGTCTTGATCCTGCGGTCATGGCGCCGTTCTCGCACGTCAAGATTCGCTCTGGCACTGCGGGCTCTCCGGTAAACCAGGGTGGCGCTCGTAAACTGACTCTCGTCGGCCGGCTCATCTGATCATGGCCGCGCACCGCAGGCGCAACCTATTCGGACGGTCTTCGTCGTCCATGCTCCTGCTGCTGTCGTCAAGCGGGCCTGTCGTTCCGGTTCCGCGGATCGTCCTGTCAGCAAACTCGATTGCCGAGGATGCGTCTGTCAATGACGTCATTGGTGCGCTGTCCGTCGTCAATGGCAGCGGCTCGTACACGTTCACGAAAACCGCAGATCCCAGCAGCAAATTCAACATCAGCGTTGCTAACCTTCGCGTTGACGCTGCGCTCGACTACGAGACCGCCACGTCTCACAGCGTCACTATAGAAGCAGATAACGGAGTCGATGACCCGATAACACGGGTGTTCACGATCACCGTGACGGACATCGACGAGACGCCGCCACCCGGCGATTACGTTCCCACCTACTACTACCTGGGGTTCTGAACCATGGCAGTTCTCTCATCGATCAACGTCGACTCTGACGGCATCCCATCAGCAGCAGGCACAGACAGCGTGCCGACATTGGTTGATGTGATAACCGCAGTTGAAGCCCTTGCCGCCCTCATTGATAGCGGCGCGTTGTTGACCAAGCTCGACCCGACGACCGTCAATGCCAATGGCCGGGAGGCAGCAGCAGATAGTGCGCCTGTCGTGCTCAGTACGGAAGACAAGACGGCGCTAGATGCGATCGTCACGGATGCTGCGGCTATCGAAGTTTTGCTTACGGGAATGGACGCTGACACCGACGCTATCAAGACGGCAACGCAGGCGCTTGGCACTGGCCTCTCTGTCTTCCGCTCTCTCGACCTCGATGAGACCGAGGAAGAAGTCAAAGCCACGGCCGGAAAGCTGTGGAAGCTCCGCATCACCAATTTCGCGACCGCGCCCGTCTACGTGAAACTCTACAACGCCACCGCTGCCAACGTCACCGTGGGAAGTACGACGCCGATTGATACGATCGTGGTCCCCGCAGCTTCAGCAAGCGATGCAACGGTGCTGACTGAGACCTTCGGCGGCAAGGGGCTCACGTTCTCAACGGCGCTGTCGATGGCTGCCACCACAGCCCTTGCCGACGCAGACACAGGCGCCCCAGCAGGCAACGCCTGCGTCGTCTCTGCCTATTACGAGTGAGGGATAGATGACAATCGCATCAGTCATCAGAGGCCCTACGTATCCCGATTGGGCAACCGTGATCGAAACGGTGACAATCAATCAGGCGATGGGCACCGTCGACGCGGCAACAGAGAAAGTTGCTGTTCTGGGCCGGTTGCTCATCGAAGGCCGTGCCACCGGCAAAGTCATCTCGGCAGCGGGCGGCGGGTCTATTGCTTGGAGAGCCCAAGGCGTGACGTGGGCCAACGCATCGACGGCTCTCGATGTGGGCCTGCAAGACGTCGATCTTGCCTCGGGTAACCCGGCGCGACCAGACGGCACATTCGATGTCAAGAAAACCCTTGTGCCGGGAACGGATGCACTAGCTAACGGCGGCGTCTCGACTGCAATGACGGGCGGAAGCGGCAGCAAAACGCTCAGCCACGGCGACTGGATCGCAGTCGTTTGGGACATGACGGCCCGTGCTGGATCGGATGCCGTGCAGGTCGGGTCGATACAGTTCGGTGGCCCCGGTCTACCTTACGGGTTGACGCACAACGGCAGCGCTTGGTCCGCTGTTGCCAATCAATATCCGCAAGTCGGAATCGTGTTCGACGACGGGACAAGAGCACAACTAGACGGGACAATTCCGCTGCTTCTCAGCTCAGCGGCAGAGAGCTTTGCGGACGCCACCAACCCAGACGAACGCGGCATGTCGTTCGAGATGCCGTGGGACACCGACATTGACGCAATTGTTGGTGCGTTCTCCGGCCTTGCGGCCAACGGTGATTTCGAGTTTCAGATTTATTCTGACCCGTTCGGAACGCCCGCATCGGTTCTTCCCGGCGGCACGGCCATCGCCGTCACGGCGGAAAGCCTGCGCGCGTACTCGGCCGGGTTGAGAACGATCTGGCCGCTTGTGACGCCGGTTTCGCTGACGAGAAACACCCGGTATGCCGTGACAGTGAAAGCCACTGGTGCGGGCAGCGCGTCGCTGGCAAGCTCCATGGTCCTTCATCACGAAGGATGGAAGCAGTTCACGTTTGGCGGCCTGAATGCGTCGAAGGTGACAAGGAACAATGGTTCTGGCGCGTTTACTGAAGCGGCGGACACTATCTACCCGCTCGGTGTGCGGATTTCGGGTTGGCACGATACAGACGGTGGAGGTGGCGGCGGTGCGCGTCAGAAGGTCTATGGTGGATGATCCAGGCCTCGTCATCTGCGCGTGGTCTTCGCAACCGAACCATCCAGTGGAAGAACATTGTTGATGATTACGGCGCTGTGCCTGACGGCGCCACCAACAATCTGACTCCGTTCAATAGCTGGCGTGCTTGGGCGCTTGAGCAGGAGGGATGGGTTGGTCTGAAAATGCCGGCTGGCAACTACGCCATCACGGGCACATTCTCCAATGCCGGGCCTTACCCGATGGCGTTATCGCCATTCAACGGCATCAAGAAACTTGTTGTCGTGGGCTATGGCGCCGTCGTCAACGTGTTCGGGAGCGCGGTGTCCAATACCGCAGCGGGCCGCGCGCTGATCCATACGGTCGACGCCGGGGAAGACACGATCGAACTGATCGATCCAGATGATGCGGCGCTTTTCATCGAAGGCGCCATGGCCCTTGTTGCCGGCCTTGACTTGATGGGGTACGGCTACCCGCCCAACCCGCACTTCTTCGAGTGGGTTCGCATTCAGTCTATCGATGGCGCGAACATCACATTCGACCGCCCGCTTAAGTATGGATACAAGGAAAACTGGCCAAACTACTTCATGGGGCATGGCTTCGAGCTTGGCGGCATAGGTGCCGCCAGCATCGTCCGCACAATTCCCGAGTGGGACGTCGAGCACGTTCTTTACGGCCTGTCTTCGGGAAATTATAGCGGCCAAGTCTACAGCTTCCTGAGAAAAATGACGCTGTTCGACGTCAAGAGTATCGGCCATGGCTGGGTTATGGGTGCCTGCGAGGATCACAAGATAATCAGCCAAGATCACTCCGCAACGCTGATGGAGGTGGACAAGCTAACAAGTCGGGGCTTGCTCGAAAACTACGGGCCAGCAGAGAGGGCGATCGTAATCCAAAGCTCGTCCGTCGATGAGATGCACGTTAAGGGTGGCACGCGCACAATCAACGGCACGGCGCGCCACATGCTCGTTACTGGCGGCACTCGCACGAGCATCAATCTTGGTCCGATCGCTTACGGCATATCGGACGAGATCATCATTCGCGACGCCGAAGTGACAACCGGCATCGGCGGAACGCCGGGCATGGGTGTCCTGTTGAACGAGGACCTGACGTACGAGGGTGATGGTGTTTTTAGATACACGGGCGACCTGCCGCCTCAGTGGCTCCTGCCCGGCGCAGTTGGTATAATTGCCACGGCTAACCCATTCTATAAGCACTCACCGTTTCGGGTGCTTAGCGTCGAGTCGGATGGCGGCGAAATCGGCGATCCAGTTCTGATACAGACCACACTGGCCGGATCTGAGCTGCCAGCGGTCGTCGGCGTTGCGAATACGAACTTACTGCGTCACTCGGCGCCAAATCTCACCGTAATCAACTGCACGGGCTGCCCATCAGCGGAGGAACTGTCGCTGGTGCCGCCGAACTCCCCATATGGGATGTTCCGGCGCCGCACGCTCAACGGCCTCGTGCGTCAGAATTTGCTCGGCTTCACGATGGGCCGCCTCGTGCACGTTAAATTCAACGTGACACAAGCGTACACTGGTGTTGCCTCAAGTCTAGTTTGTCATCTCGGCGGATGGCTGCTGAACGTCGACATGGAGCCCATTGCGCCTGGTGCCTACGTCAATCTCAAGGTGACAGGCGAGCGCATCGTAACGCCCGAAGGCGTCACCGGCACGCAATCCGGTGACGCCAACCTAGCTGGCCTCACCGGAGGCATATGGCTTCCGTATGACCAAGGCTTCGCGTTCTACATCGGCAGAAGTGGCGACTATGCTGCGGTCAACATTAGCGGCGAAGATCCAAGTGTTTGGCCGAGTGTCACCGTCGAGATTTTGACGGATCAGGAGTTCTGATCACTTTCAATGACCTCGACGCGCTCGCACTTCCTGCACATGCGATGCGGTGTGCTCCATTCGAATATCTCGATCCACTTGTGACGACAGGCTTGATTGTCGCCCCGCCCGCTGATCTTCCGCCAAGCGTTCTGCAATGTCTCAAACATGCGTCCCCCTTTCAAAATGCCCCCACACCATAGCCGGGAACGCAACGCTTGACCATCTACGGTCCCGCTTTTCAATTCTAACCCCTACTGTCAACCCAAGGCCACTCTATGCCTCTTGATCACGATAACGGCGAGACCATCCCCGACCTGGGCCCAGGCTTCGTTGTCGCCAAGGGAAAGCAGAAAGACTACTGGAAGCATACGTCTCTGTGGGGTGAAGCCTGCAAGGATGCCGCCCGCGTCTTCCACGCTGAAGGTGCGCTTCTCCCCGTCACCTTCGACGACCGCCAGATCCTCGTCCAGGAATACCCTCGAGACAGGAAGCTGGTGTTCATCTTCTGCCGCCCCGTCGCCCAAAGGGAACTGTTCCACATCTTCACCTTCGATCTCCCGCCCGAAATGATCGCGGAATTGAAGGCCACTGGAAAGTGGCAACACAGCCACTGAACACCGAAACACCGACGAACTCCCCCAACCGTGGCGGTCTCGATCGCCGTCAGCGGACAGTAACCCGTGCGTCCATCTCCTTAGCAACAGCAACAGCACGAAGTGGAGAACACCATGTCTATCGACCTCATCGGCACGTCCATTCACGGCAAGCGCCTCGGCCTCGGCCACGTTCACGGGCAGCTCATCCTCGACGGCAGCCTCATCGCGGGCGGCGACGACTCGCCGATCTGGCGCGGCGCCCCTGGCCTTGGCGTAGACCCCATCTATGCCTACCACCTGTTCGACGACTTCCTTCAGCCGGCCAGCGCCACGCAGTCGGACGTCATGGCGTGGACGTCGCTTGACGACGCGGGCACCGGCACGAACGCATTCCAGGATGTTCCGGGCGGTGTATACAACGTCGTTACCGCAGCCGCGGACAACGACTATCACGCCTTCAGCTCTGTTGCCGAGAACTGGACCTTTGCCGCCGGCAAGAAGCTGTGGTTCGAGGCGCGCTTCAAGGTCGCCGAGGCGACGGTGCTCGAATCGACGTGGTGGTTCGGACTCATGGATACCCTGACCACGGGTGGCATGCAGGCCAACGCGGCCGGCCCGCTCGCCTCCTATGACGGCGCCCTGATCTTCAAGACTCCTGAGACGGCGATGACGGTCAACTTCGAGACCTCCAACGCCGGCACTCAGAGCACCCTCAGCGCCTTCGCCACTGCGGTTACGGACACCTGGCACCGTTGCGGCTTCTACTTCGATGGCGCTGCGACGACGTCGTACCTCACGCCATACTTCCACACGGGGTCGGCCTGGGTCCGTGGCACGCCGCAGCCGATCACCCTCTCCGGCCTCGAGGCGTGCCATATAGTTGCGGGCATCAAGGCTGGGCCCACTGCTGCTGCCGAAACGCTGCAGATCGACTACATCCGCTGCACTCAGTTGCGTTAACCCACTCAAACCAAAGGGAAGGGCCCGGTCTCAAGCCGGGCCCTCTTCATTTCACCATGTCCATCAAGAACGTCCTCGACGGCGGCTCCTTCCGCACACGTCACATCCACAAGTGCCGCAACGTGCACCAGGTCAAGATCGTCGAGGTTAAGACGACTGTATGGGTCGATCGTCCCGGCCGCGGCTACGCCGAGCGCCAGCGTGCCAAGCGCGCCGGTCTAAGGCTGGCAGCGTAAGGAGATCACCCCATGGCCCGCAAGCCGTCTCCTGCCTCAGTAAAGGCCGCCTCTGACCGTGCGGAGAAGAGGGCAAAGGGAGAGCCGATCACGGAGCCAAAGGTGCTCATTGATCCCCCTGTCGAGCCCACCGTCGACACCCCTCGCTCAGAGCGTAGAGATACCGCAGGACGGTTCACTAAGGGATGGAAGGGTGGCGGGCGCAAGACGAAGTACACGGAGCCACTGGGTCGCGCCATCTGCAAGATGTTGGCCAGTGGCATGACACTGAACCAAGTTTGCCAACGTCCCAACATGCCAGATGAACGCAGAGTTCGAGCCTGGGCATCAGATGTTGACCACCCATTTTCGCCTAAATACCTGCGCGCACGGGAGCTTGGCTATCTCAAGATGGCCGATGATCTTGTCGACATATCGGATGACGGCACGAATGACTGGATGGAACGCAAGCGCGGCGAAGATACGATTACCGTTGTTGATCACGAACACATCGCGCGCTCAAAACTCCGCATCGACACCCGCAAGTGGCTGCTGAGCAAGGCACTGCCCAAGATTTACGGCGACAAGACCGCTCATGAGGTTTCCGGGCCCGATGGTGGGCCGATTGAGACCAAGGAGACGACGGACCTCGAGACGGCCCGCAAGGTCGCCTTCATGCTTGGGCGCGCTGTAGGCCGCAGCGAAACGGCAAAAGATGACGCTGCTACTTGATGACCTGATCGGTCGTATCCAGGGGCTCGCTCCCGACGACCGCAAGGAACTCGACCGGATGGCCGACGAGGCCACCAAAGGTCTCAAATGGATTCCTAACCCCGGCCCCCAATCCGATGCGTTCGACTGCAAAGCCGACGTGCTTCTGTACGGTGGTCAGGGTGGCGGCGGGAAATCGGATCTTGGCCTCGGCTTAGCGTTCACTACGCACAAGCGGTCCCTAGTCCTACGCCGGCAGTATTCCAACCTCTCGGCGCTCACAGAGCGAGCGCTCGAAATTAACGGTTCACGGACGGGCTACAACGGCTCGCCCCCGCCCCTGCTTCGCACGGATGACGGCCGGTACATTCAGTTCGGCGCCAACCAGCACTTGGGCGACGAGCAGGCATGGCAGGGCCACGCCTTCGACTACAAGTATTTCGACGAGGCCGTTCAGTTCCTCGAGCAGCAGGTCAGGTTCCATCTAGGTTGGTTACGGTCGGTCGATCCAAAGCAACGCTGCCGCGCGGTGCTGGGCAGCAACCCGCCGATCGACGCATCGGGCGACTGGATCGTTGGGATGTTCCGGCCGTGGCTGGATATCACGCACCCCAACCCTGCCAAGCAAGGGGAGCTGAGGTGGTTTGTTACCGCTCCTGACGGCAGCGATGTTGAGGTGGCCGGTCCTGAACCAGTGCAGTTGCCGGGCGCAAAGGACCCGGCGCAGCCCACGTCGCGGACATTCATCCCCGCGGCACTGAAGGACAACCCGTTCCTCGTTCGCACGAACTACCAGGCCAAGCTGGACGCCTTGCCCGAACCGCTGCGCTCCGCGGTGCGCGACGGCAACTTCATGGCCGCCCGGTCGGACGCTCAGTTTCAGGTGATCCCGACCCAGTGGGTGATCGAGGCTCAAGCGCGCTGGCGCCCTGACGGCGGTAAGGGGTTCCAGATGACCGCCATGGCGCTGGACCCTGCTGGCGGCGGCAAGGATGCCGAAGAGCTCTGCTGGCGCAACGGGAACTGGTACTCGGAAATCATCAGCGCCAAGGGCGAGAAGACGGCCGGCGCTCAGGGCGCGACGACGGCGATATTTCTCAACAGGCGCGACAACGCCCCAGTCGTCATCGATGCAGGCGGTGGCTACGCGGGCGCTGTCATCGAGCGCCTGAATGACAATTCGGTGCCCTACATCCGTTACAACGGCGCCGCGGCGGGCAGGGGCAAGACGAGGGACGCCGGCCTGCCTTTCGCGAACAAGCGAAGCGAGACGTTCTGGAAATTCCGCGAGGCTCTGGACCCGACCAAAGAGGGCGGATCTGACATCGCGTTGCCGCCCGATCCTGAACTGACCGCTGATCTGACAGCCCCCTGCCTCGATCCCAAGGCGCTCGAACAGCGTGGCGTGATCCAAGTCGAACCCAAAGAGAACCTGCGCAAGCGTCTCGGTCGCTCTCCCGGTAAGGGCGACGTGGTCGTGATGTGCTGGTCCGAAGGCGCCGCCGCGGTGCTCAAGGCCACACTCTCGGGCAATCAGGCCCGTTCCTCCTACGCCAACGTCGGCCACTCACACGTCAAATCGAGAAGAGGATAGACCAATGGCTGAGTTGTTCAAATCGCCAAAGATCGCCAAGCCGACCCCGATTCCCGATCAGGACAGCCCGGCTGCTCTCGAAGCGCGCCGCCGCAAACTCGAGGAACGCTCGGCTGAAGGTGGGCGCGAGTCCACGTCTCGCGTTCCTTCGATGGGTGATTACGTCGGCACCAAGCTCGGATCGGGCACCTGATCATGGCCGATGCCCGCGCCAAGGAATTGCTCGACATTGGCGACCGCCAGTTCACCAAGCGACAGCCGTTGATGGGCCTGTGGCAGGAGACCGCCGACAACTTCTTTTCCGTGCGCGCGCACTTCACCCGTGAGCCGCAAATCGGTGAGAACTTCGGCGATCACCAGTACGACAGCTACCCCGAGCTTCTGCGGCGCATGTTGGGCGATTCGGTCTCGGCCATGCTCCGCCCTCGCGATAGGCCTTGGTACAAGACGATCACGGGCATCGAGCGCGTCGACAAGGATACCGGCAACAAGCGCGTCCTCGAGGAAGTCACCAACCGGATGCGTCGCCGGATGTACCATTCCAAGTCAGGCTTTATCGGCGCGACCAAGAAGACCGACCACGATTTCATGACGTTCGGCCAAGGCGTGATCCAGGTCGACGAGAACGAAACCCGCGACCGGATGTTCCTGAAGAATTTCCACCTCGCCAACGTCTGTTGGCTGGAAAATTCCGAGCAGGAAATCGACCACGCGCACATCAAGGACAAGATGTCGGCGCGGCAGATGCGCAGTAAGTTTGGTGACAAGTCGCTCCATCCGTCTGTCAAGAGGGCGTGCGAGAAGGAGCCTGACCGGCCCTTCAACTATCGCATCGTCATCCTGCCGACGGAAGAATACGACTACCGCAAGTCCAGCCGCTTCAAGGATAACGACGAGAAGCGCCGCCAGTCCGGGGGCAAGAAGCTTCCGTTCATCGCCTGCTACGTCGACTCGGACAACAACCACGTCATCGACGAGGCACCGCGGCTGCTGTTCCCGCTGGTTATCCCGCGGTGGGTCCGCCTTGACGGCAGCGCTTATGCCTTCTCGCCTGCAACCACGATTGCGCTCCCCGATGGACGCTTGATCCAGCAGCTTGCTCGCATCCTGCTTGAAGCCGGAGAGAAGGCAATCGATCCGCCAATGGTGGCAGATCACGAGTCGACGTCAAGCGGTGTCAACCTCGGTGCAGGACGCGTCACCTACGTTCAGGCAGATGCCCAGCGCAAGGTTTCCGACCTGCTGCAGGCCATCGACATCCGTTACGACCTCAATGCCGGTCTCGCCTTCCGCCAGGATCTGCGGGAGATGCTGACCAAGGCCTTCTATATCGACAAGCTGACGCTTCCGCCCGTCGAGGGCGAGAAGATGACGGCCTTCGAGGTGGGACGCCGGCTGGAAGAGTTCGTCCGCCAGGCGCTCCCGCTCTTCGAGCCCATGGAAGACGAGTACAATTCCAAGCTGCTCGATGCGATCTATGCGCAGCTCGAGGTGCTGGGCGAGTTCAACGATCTCGAACTCACGCCAGACCTGCGCGCCGCCGAGATCAAGTGGCAGTTCGAGTCGCCGATCCAGACCGCCAGCAACCGCATGATGGTCGAGAAATTCGGCGAGGCGCTGAAACTCCACGCCACGGGCAAAGAGTTTGGCGCCACGTCCCGCCTCAACCTCGAACAGGCACTGTCCGACGCCATGACCGGCACGGATATGCCGGCGACGTGGAACATGACGGACGACGAGTGGGAAGCGGCGAAGCAGGCCGAACAGCAACAGCAGCAGATGGCCGCGCTTGCGGCACAGGCTGCCCAAGCCGCTGAGATCGCGGGCCAGGTGGGCGAGGCCGGCCAGAAGCTTCAGGAGGGTGGCGTGCTCGATGCGATCGGCAGCCAGAAGGCCCTACCGGCACCGTCCGATCCTCGGATGGACGCGCTGCAAGCCATGTACGGAGCGGCATAGCCTATGGCCTGGGAACCCAGAGAAAACGTCGTCGATGCTCCGGATATCGATGAAGCCGTGATTTACGCGTTCCGCGCCCTCTTCACGGGGACGGCCAACCAAGGTCAGCAGCAGACCGTCGTTGCGTGGCTGCAGTACGTGTGTGGCGACAAGGACCAGTCTTTCCGACTGGGCGGTGAGGATGGTCGCCGTGCCTCGGATTTTGCCGAGGGGAAACGCTGGGTCTACGCGCAGATCGATCACTTGATGTCGGTCGCTGCATTGGACCGGGCAAAGAAGATTGAACTCGCAAAGATAGCGAAATCGAAAACCAAGGACCGATAGACCAATGCCCAATGATGGAAGCGCGGTGGATACCGCCAATGCAACGTCGGCTGATACCAGCGCGGTCAAGGCGACGCCAGCAGTCGACAGCAAAGCCACCCCAGCGCCCGCTCAAGGGGCCGACAAGGGAACTCCGGTTACGAAGGCTCCTACCAAAGCCGACGCGTCCGACGATGGCGTGAGCCTCTACGACGAGAGCGATGCCGACGATACCTTTGACAGCAAGGAACCGCCGAAGAAAACCACCACCGTCCAGGCCGACTGGCCGGATGACTGGCGCGAGCGCATGGCTGGCGAGGACGATAAGCTCCTGGCCCAGTTGAAGCGCCGCAAGAGCCCAGGCGACATCATCAAATCATGGCAGGCAGCCGAGCAGAAGATCCGCTCCGGCGAGTACAAGAAGGCCGCTCCCGATGAGGATGCGAGCCCCGAGGACGTCGCCGCATGGCGCGAGTCGCAGGGCATCCCCAAGGATGCCTCGGGCTACAAGCTGCCGACGGTTGCCGGGTACGAATGGAACGACGCTGATAAGGCCACGGTCGGCAAGCTCCAGGAAGGGCTGCTCGAAGCCGGCGCCAGCCAGAAAGCCTTCGAGACGACGATGAAGTTCTATGTCGACATCGTCAACGAAGCCCGCGAGAATCGTGAACTCGCCCGCATCGCCGCGAAGGAAGCCCACGAGGACGCGCGCCGCGCCGAACATGGCGCCCTCTACAAACCGATGAACAATCTCGTCAACAGGCTGCTGAAAGACCCGAAGTTCATCTCGGATGATGTCGCAAAGGTGATGCTCGACCTCGAGTTGCCGGACGGCACGCCGTTGAAGCATTTCAAACCGTTTTCCCGTTGGCTCGATGACCAAGCCATAGGTCGCTATGGTGAAGGTGGGCTGAAGACGGGAGAAGAGGTCGCCGCGTTTAACAACCGCGAGGCCGAACTCGTCAAGATGATGAAGGACGATCCCGACCAGTACAATCGCACTGGTCGGAAAGAGCTTGCTGAACTCCGCGCCAAGAAGGGCGGAAGCCGCAAGTAACACCCGACATCATCACCTGTAAGCACGCATCGTCGGCCACCCTGCGCAAGCAGCCCCGGCACCAGATGCGCGCGCGTAAACCGCAACACTGAAGCCCCGATCCCGTAGCACGCCCCGGCCCCGCTTTCGAGCGGCCACCCCGGCATGCGGCTCAGCGATTGGCCACCCTTACAGAACGCGGCCCGAAGGCAAATCCCACATCCCAAACTCTGAAAGGAACACACCATGGCCTATACGGTCACGCAGTTCCGCGAAGAGACTGTGGCCGCCTACGAGCGCGACTACAGCATTCTTCGCGTCGGTTGCATCCAGGAGCACATGACCAACGGTAACATTGCGACCTTCCTGGTCGCTGGCTCCGGCAACAACCGCGCCACCACGCGCGGCGTTAACGGTCAGATCGCCTACCAGACCCCTGACCGCAACCAGCACACGGCGACGCTCAAGGAATCCCACGGCACGTCTGAAGAGACGCGCTTTGATATGTTCCAGTCGCAGGGCAACCAGATCAGCATCATGCAGAAGGATGCGATCACCCAGCTCAACGTGGACATCGACGACGACATCATTGCTCAGCTTGACACGTTCACGCTGACCACTGGTTCGCCGACGACCGCCTCGCTCGCTATGGTCAACAAGGCCATCGCGATCCTGGGCAACAACAACGTCAAGACGGACCAGGCGGACAAGATGTTCGCGGCGGTGACGCCCGGCTTCAACGCCTACCTGATGGCGATCCCCGAGTTTACCCGCTCGGATTACGTCGACGTCAAGCCGTTCGAGGGCCCGGTTCGCAAGATGCGTCGTTGGGCTGGCGTCAACTGGATGCTGCACACGGGCCTGACCGGCATCGGTACGGCCGACGAGTATTGCGTCATGTGGCATCAGGACGCCATGGGCCACGCGGCCGACATGCCGACCGAGAAGATCGAAGCCGACTACGACAAGAAGCAGGACTCGTCGTGGTGCCGTGCGTCGCTCTTCCACGCAGCCAAGAAACTCCAGAACGTCGGCGGCATCATCATGCGCCACGACGGTTCGGCGTTCGCTGGCTGATCCTGACAGCACCCAAACCCTGAAAGGAACAGAACTATGGCTTACGCAGTAACCCTCCCGCCCGTGCGCGTGGGCGGCGGCCTCGGCGCTGGTGGTTCGCTCTGGCTCTACAAGAGCGCAGACGTCCACACCGACGTCGATGCCGTCGGCTACTTCACCAATGGCTATGCCCTCGGCATGCGCCTCGGTGACGTGGTGTTCGTCGTTGAGACGGACAATTCCTACGTGCAGACCACGCACTCGGTGATCACCGCCACGGTTGATGGCGCCGTGACCATCAGCGCGGCGACCTGATCTCAGATCAGCACGACAACGAAGCGGGCGGCTCATTGCGGGCCGCCCGTTTTCTTTCCCGATTTTATCTCATCGACTCCCTTCCAAGATAGGAACACCGAATGTCTGAGACGACAACCCCCGCGGCTCCGGCTGCGGTAGCACCAGTCGAAGCACCCAAGGCGCGTGCCCGCTTGCTTCCGGCCAACTACGTTCGCATGAACGGCAACGACTTCGCATACCGCTCCTGGTACGTGAACGGCCTGCCGAATAACCACGAGTTCTCCGACCTCTTCCACCCCTACTACTGGTCTCTCACCCGCATCGTGAAAAACGATCTCGTGCGCGTCGTTGCAATCGACGGCTCGTGGGATGTCACGCTCAAGTGCGTAGAGACTGAGAACGGCGGCGGCGCCCACATGGAACTCTGGCCGAAGTTTCCGGCCGGGCTCGGCGGCTCCGGCTTTGGCGAGGTCATGTCGGCGGCGGCTGAGTCCACCGATGCGCTCGGCGCAGCGACGATGCCCCGCCTGATCAATGGCCAGCCTGTGCCACGTGTCGACCACACCGCGGCAACGCAGTGGCGCCTGATCGGCCTCAACGGCCATTCGATCAAGGAAGGCATGGACTCCAAGGCCAAGGCCGACAAGGAGCTCGCGGCCTACGCCAAGCGCATGAAGATCGAACTCTGATCGATAGGGGCGTGCTGAAATGGCGACCAAACTCGGATTGTTCAATGGCTCACTCGCGATCCTCAAGGAGCGCAAGCTGGCCACGCTGACCGACAACACGCCATCGCGGCACGCCCTCGATCTCATCTACGACGATACCGTTGCGTACATGATCGAGCAGGGCCTGTGGAACTTCGCCCAGCGCTCGGTCCTGATCGATCCCGATCCCGACGTCACTACGCCGTTTGGGTATCGCAATGCCTTCGAACACCCCTCCGACATGGTGCGGCTGACGAAGATCTCTGCGTCGGAGCGCTTCTACCCAGCGCTTAACGAGTTTCTTGACGAAGGCGCCCACTTCTTCGCTGACGTATCCGTGCTCTACCTCATGTACGTGTCGAACGGGGCATCGTATGGCCTCGACCTGACGCGCTGGCCGGCGACCTTCACACGCGCGGTGGAGTTCGAGCTTGCCGTCCGTGCAGGGCCCAGCATCGGAGCGTCGGCGGCGGCGATCGACGACGCCAAGAAGGATCGCAAGCTGGCCCTGATGGATGCCCGCTCCAAGGACGCCCTTCGACAGCCATCCGACCAGATGCAGCCCGGACGCCTCGTTACCGCCCGCCACTACGGCCGCACAAGCGGTCGCGGTCTCTGGGATTGATCTGACATGGCCCGCGTCAACGCCCACATCCATGCCTTCAACGTCGGCGAGATCAGCAAGGCTGGACTTGCCCGCATCGATCAGGCGCGCACGCGTCTCGCGGCAGAGATCCAGGAGAACATTCTTCCATCCGTTGTGGGCAAGGCTCAGTTCCGGCCTGGGTTTGAATACATCGGCGCCACGCCGTCGAATGCTGAAAGCCGGCAGATCCCATTCGCCAAATCGGCAAGCGACACGGCTCTTCTCATTGCCTCAAACGCCGAACTTCGTATCGTCATCGATGATGAGTACCTGACGCGAGCTTCGGTTACGTCGAGTGTGACCAATGGCGATTTCGCGTCGGGCACGGGCTGGACTCTGACGGTGACTGGCGGCGCTACCGCGAACATCAATTCAACCCACGCCGGGGCGCTGTTCATGGTCTGCCCGGCGCGTGGCGGTACGGCGACCTGCGAGCGCTCCGTCACAACATCAAATGCCGGAACCGAGCACGCACTGCGGATCATCGTCTCGATAGGGACGGTTGCCTTCCGCTGCGGGTCAACGTCAGGTGATGACGACTACGTGTCGGAAACCGAGCTTGGCGTTGGAACGCACTCGCTCACCTTCACGCCAGCCGGCACCTACTATGTCAACTTCTCCACGCGGAAGGATATCCGCTGCGTTGTCGATAGCATCCAGGTCGAGAGCGCGGGTGTTGTGGTCCTCCCCGCGCCATGGACAACGGCACAGCTCTTCGAGATTCGCTACGCGCAATCACTCGACGAATTGTTTGTCGTCCACACGGCATGGATGCCGCGGCGCATTCAGCGTAACAACAATGCCCGGTCGTGGTCGATCATCGAGTATCGCGCCAACGATGGCCCGTTCATGCTGGCGGCCTATCGCGACGTCAAACTGACCGCAAGCGAACAGGTCGGAAATACCACGCTTTCGTCGGACGTGCCGTTCTTCAAGCCGGAGCACGTCGGTTGCCTGTTCCGCCTGTTTCATGAGCAGACCAACATCACCGTTTCCCTTGGCGCGCTCGGTGAGCACACGGAGGCGATCCGGGTCAACGGCATAGGCACCGACAACGACTTTGCCTTCGCGATCACAGGAACGTGGGTAGGTACGATCAACATCCAGCGCTCCTACACGAGCGAGGATGAAGCATTCGTCAATGTTTCGTCCGGAACACACTACACTCACACCGTTAATGCCGCCAATACCTACACGCCTGGGACCAGTCTCGACAACGTCGTGCACTGGTATCGCTACGCCTTCACCGCTTACACCTCGGGCTCCGCTGCCATCAGCATCGGCTACACAGGTGACGCGCGATATGGCGTCTGCCGGGTTATTGGTTACCTCAGTTCAACATCTGTGTTTGTCGAAGTCTTGCGGCCGTTCGGGAATTTCACGTCGACCAAGCGCTGGCTCGAAGGTGCCTGGTCCGACCGCGCCGGCTGGCCATCCGCTGTCGCCATCATCGATGGCCGCCTAGCCTTCGGACGCGACGACAAGTTCTGGCTTTCAGAGTCGGACAACTACTATGCCTTTGGGCTTGATACCGAAGGTGAAAAGGGATCAATCCAGCGGGCTATTGCAACGGGTCAAGGTGCCAGCACGACGCGCTGGATCATGCCGTTGGATCACATGCTGATCGGCACGACGGATCAGGTGGCAGCCGTCCGATCAAGTGCGCTGAACGAACAGCTTGCGCCGACAAGCACCACCGTCAAGGACGTGTCTACGATACGCTGTTCTGCGGTCAATCCCATTCGCGTCGACAGCCGCGGTATCGTGATCGATGAAAGTGGGCGCCGCGTCTACGAACTCGTGCAGGGTCAGGTTACGGGCTCCTACGAAGCGAACGAAATCACAGCCCTCAACGAGGATATCGCCGGCACATCGAGCCAGCAATTAACGGGGCTCGCCGTCCAGCGCCATCCGCAGACCTACGTCTGGCACAAACGCTCCGACGGGCAGTGCCCGGTCTTGCTCTACGAGCCCAAGCAGGAAGTCGCCGCCTATGTCCGGCTGATCTCGGACGGTGCTGACGGCGAGATCGAAGATATCTGCATGCTCCCCGATGCGTCGCAGGATCGAGCATATGTCATCGTCAAGCGCACCATCAACAGTTCGACTGTGCGCTACATCGAGAAACTGGCTCTCCCAAGCGAGGCTCGAGGCAGCACATGGAACAAGATGGCGGACAGCTTTGTCACCGCGGCGGGCCCGGTATCGAGCGTCACAGCGGCGCATCTCGCCAACCAGACGGGCCTCGTTGGCTGGGGGTATCTCAGCGGCGTCGGCACAGCGTTAACCGGGCTTTCCGCCAATGGCTCCGGGGTTATCGCGCTCGGCGCCACCTACACCAACGTCTGCGTCGGGCTGCCCTACGGTTGGAGGTATAAATCCGCCAAGCTCGCATACGGCGCGCGGGGCGGCACTGCATTGTTGCAGACCAAGAAGGTCAACGCGATGGGTGTTCTGCTCATCGATACCCACAAGGATGCAATCGAGTACGGCGCCGACTTCGATCATATGTACCCGATGCCCCAGATTGAGCGTGGCACGACGATCTCTGAAGCAACCCACGATACCTACGACGAGCCCGTGTTTCCGATGGACGGAACATGGGACACCGACTCCCGCGTCTGCATGCAGGGCCAGGCGCCTTATCACTGCACGTTGTCCGCCCTCGTCGTGAACGTGGAAACCAATGAAAGCGTCTGAGGCTGTCATCCGGCCGGCAACGGCGATCGAGATCGATGCCTACTCCGGTTACGACGAAGAGAAATCGAAGATCGTCCAATACGCCGAAGTCCTGGTCGAGGATGGCATGATGCTCGCTATGGGCACGCTCGCGGATTTTCGCGGGTTTCCGATTGTGTCGCTCGACATCACCGAGGAAGCCAAGGTTCACGGTGTCCGTATGGTGTTGGCGCTGCGGCGCTGGCTCAAGAACAACGACGGGCCTGTCTTCGCGATCAGCCACAACCCCGTGCTGCTGTCGCGGTTGGGGTTCAAGAGAACCGAACTCTCCATCAATGGCAAGGAATTGTGGAAATGGCAGAACTCGCAGCAGTAGCGACGGCGCTCGCGGCCGGTACGGCAGCCGAGATCGGCGCTGGCACGGCGCTGGCAGCAGCGGGCCAGGCAGCGGTCATCGGCAGTACCGTGGCCGGCGGTGTCGCCGCGAAGAACAAGGGCGACTTCCAAGCCAAGCAGGCCAAGGTCAAGGCCAATGAGGAAATGGTCGGCGCGACGAAGAAAGCTCAGGAACAGCAGCGCCGCGCCGAGCGCGTTCAGTCGGCGCAGATCGCAGGCGCGGCGGGCAGCGGTGGCGGCGTCACCACGCCGACGATCTACGACCTGATCGGCGACACGGAACAGGTCGCTTACGAGGCGACGCAGGGCGAGATCGCGTCGGGCGAGAACCGCAGCAAATCCCTGATGGCGAGCGCCAAGGCCTACAAGCAGGAAGGCAATGCGGCGTTCGTCGGTTCGATCTTCGACGCGGCGGGCAAGGGGCTGAGCGGGTTTGGCAAGAAACTGCCGGATCCGTGGGCGGCCAAAGTGGCGTACGGCTGAGGATCGCATAGATGCCCCGTCTCCCTGACAAGACATCGATCCAACCGCGCACGGATTACTCCACGCCGGTTGTGCACGCGCCGGATACGGGCGCAGCCTTTCGCGGGATTTCCCGTTTTGGCGCCGCGCTTCAAGAGGAAGGTCAGGCCATCACCAAAGCGGAACAGGGCATGGACCTGATCCGGGCGGACGCTGATTTCGATACAAGGTTGCGCGAGCGCGAGCGTGCCTACGATACGGACACCGACCACGGCACCTACGAGACTCGTTTTGGGGCGGAAGCCAACCAAACGATGATGGATGCTGCAAAAGGCATTCGCGATCCCGGCTTGCGTGAAAAGTGGATGCTGGACCGCGCGACGGGCAAGCGCAACGCGGCCCTCGATCGCGTGATGAACCGCGGCACGGCCCTCGCCCGACAGGAGAAAGAGGTCGAGATCGGCAACATCCTTCAAGGCCACCAGGGGGCTTATGCCGAGACGGACGACCCGGAACGGCGCCGGCAGGTGCTCGCGGACATGGATGCGGCGATCAAGGTCGGAGAATCGACGGGCTTGCTCTCTCCCAAGCTGGTCGAGAAGTTCCGCGATCAGTTCATCGACGGTGCAATCGTCTCTGACGCCGACGCCCGTATCTACGGTGGCGATGCGGCAGGCGTTCTGACGGACCTGGGGATGATCCCAGGCGGCAAGACACGGCGCAAGGTCGCCTATGGGGCGCCTGATCTGGGCTCGGTCTCTGCGAAGTACGAGAGCGGCGGCAAGGGCCCAGCGTTCGTGTCAACGGGCGAGGGCGATCCGGGCGGGCCGTCCTACGGCGTGCATCAGCTTTCGTCCAAAGACTCGATGCCGGCGTTCCTGCGCAGCCCGGAAGGCAAGCCCTACGCGGCAAAGTTTGCGCGTCAAGTCGTTGGGTCGCCAGCCTTCAACAAGACGTATCAGGAGATCGCACGCGCGGATCCCGATGGGTTCGGCAAGGCGCAGTTTGAGTTCTATGCCAGGACGCACTATCAGCCGGCACTCGAGGCGGCCAAATCGGCCGGGTTCGACACGACCGACCGCGGTGTGCAGGAAGCCATCTTCTCGATCGGTGTGCAGCACGGCGGGGCTCAAAAGATTATCGGGGCGGCAGCAGGGGCTGGCGACGATCCGCAGGAGCAGATCAGGGCGCTCTATCAGGCGCGTTCGGCCTATGTGGCTGGTCTCCGGGATCTGCCGGGGCGCACCAAGCAATCCGTCCTCAACCGCTACAAGAGCGAAGAGCGTGATGCCCTGAAACTGGCGGGAACCAAGGCGGGCGCTAGTGAGGCGATGGCCGATGATGCCGAGGACGACGGCCTTGGATTGATCCCGTGGGGCGAAGCGACGGAGATCGAGCAGGACTCGCCCGCCCGCGCGCAATACCGGATGGTCTCAGGTCGCCAGCGGCAGACCCTCATCAACAAGGCACGCGTTGCCCTTTCAGCCAAGACCCAAGCCGACGTCAAATCAGATATCGAACGGCTTGAGAACGGCGAAGAAGAACTGCGCGACGAGCGCGGCGAGACGGCATTCGATAAGGCTCAGCGGCTGTTGACGCCTAACCAGCGCGAGAAGCTGTCGCAAGAGCGCGACCGCGCGATCATGGTCCGGGACTCGGTCAAGCCAATCAAGTTCATCCACGAAGATGAAATCGACGGTCATATTGCCCGGATCGGCGAAGGTGCCCCGGACGATCGTTACGGTGTCGTCGGCAAGGTGCGCCAGAAGGCGCTCGCGGAATGGGAGAAGGTTTCCAAGGAGCGCCGGTCGGATCCTGCCAAGGCGGTGGCGTCGCATCCTCGCGTTCAGCGCGCGATCGAGATGGAGAACGCGGCGATCGGCACCGTCGGCATATCGATCGGCGAGGACGGCGATCCGGTCATCGATATCCAGAAAATGACGGCCCAGCAGGCTCAGCGGGCGGCTCAGTCGACGATCGAGGCGCGACTTGAGGCACAAGAGGCGGTCGGTATCCCTAAGACGTTCCAGCGCACGCTATCGAAGCGGCAGGCAGAACGCCTGTTGAACATGCCTAATCCCGCCGAACTCAGCAGTCAGCAGCAGCGCCAAGCGCTCATGACGGCGGCAAAAAGGGCGTCGGATGCGTTTGGCCCGGAGATGGGCGAGCGCGTGTTTCGCGATGCGCTCACGCTGACGTTCAAGCCGAACGCCGACAACATGCGCCAGTACATGAACCGGGGCCGCCAAGCCTTCGAGGAAAGTGCAGCGACGGAAGAACGGTTCAATCTTCTCGCCAAGCGGGCATTCGGCAAGGACATCACGTCTCAGGACATGCGTCGAGTGGAGCAGCTCGATCGGTTGGATGCGATCCCGCCGATTCTGCCGCGCACGAATCAGGGTCTGCCGGCCATAGGCCAGCCACCTCCCCAGACGCCGCAGCAGCGCCAGCCGAGTGAAAGCCACATCAAACTGCTGATGCAGCAGATGGCGGCTGATCCCGCCAAAGCGCGAGCAGCATTCGACGCCAAGTTCGGAGATGGTGCCGCGCGGCGCTTCATCACCAGAATGATCGAAGGGGAGGCCGAGAGCCCATGAGCGCGAAACAGCGGATCAAGATGCGGGCAGGTTCGCATCTGGGCGAAGTATTGCCGTTCAACCACGGTCCTGACGACAGCGTGGTCAAAGCGCTCATGCAGGTAGAGGAATTGGTTATGTCCGGTCAGGTTGATGGCATTGCTATTGCCATCACGTCGCGGGACGGCACGCCGAACAACTTCTACGTCAAGGGCGCAAACCGCTGGACGTTGCTCGGTTCAATCCAGCGCCTAAGCTCGCGGATCGAGAACGACTCGGAAGCCTAACGCTTCCTAAAGGTCAGCCAGTAGGCGGCCACGACGCCCGGCACGACCACAAACAGCATCACCGACATCCAAACGCTCATCACGCGCCTCCCTCAGTTGGCGTGAACGATAGCATGTGCTCCGAGGAATCCAAGAATGGTCGATAAAGACATCGATTTCGCAGCCCAGCTCGATGCGCTTGACGAGCAGGATACCCCTGCCGAGCAGCCGCTTTCGGGATTTGGCTTTGCGAAAGAGACGCCAGCCGCACCAATGGATTTCGGCTTGCCGGAGTCCACCAAGCGGCTGATCGATACCTCGGTTGGCGATGTGGAATCGGAGCGTCAGCGCCAATCCGCAATCGATAAGCAGCGCGAAATCCTCGACCGCTACAAAGAAAAGTTCCAGCGCGACAAGGAAGAGAAGTTCGGCCCGCAGCATCCCGAGGTCAAGCCCGAGGATGATTTTTGGGGCGGCGAGTTCTTCCGCTCCGTTGGCCGTGCTGGCGTTGGCACGAAGGATATGCTCGGCGCGACCATGCGCCAGAGCGCCACGTCCCTGCGTCTTGAAGGCGGTGCAGCGAACGAGGCGCTTGCCGGGCCATTGGAGCAGCGCGGCCAGCAATACTCTGACGAGGCCGAGCGCATAACGCGCCAGCTTCCCAAAGCCCGCATCGACGATTTCACGAAGATCCGTACCGAGTCGATCTCGGCATTTGCGCGAGACGTGAACGATTACGTTCAGCAGGGTGTCGGGCAGGTTATCGGCTACTACGCGCCGATCGCGGTAGGCTATGGCGTTGCTGGTGTTCCGGGCCTCTTCCTAGGTTCTACTGTTCTCGGCGTTGGTGAGGTGCGCAAGACGCTTGAAGAAGAAGGCATTACCGATCCCAAGCTGCTGGAAAGCTACGGCTGGACAGCAGGCATGACGGTTGCCGCCCTCGATGCGCTTGTCCCCGCTGAGCTGCTAACCGCGCCGGTTAAGAAAGGCCTTCAGAAGTACGCATTGACCCGTATCGCCCGCACGATGGCGGAAATCGGTGTCAAGGAAGCCGTTACTGAAACCATGCAGGAGATGGTTCAGATCACGGCGGCAGCGTCGGCGGCCGGTATTCAGGTCGGCGAGGACCGTGCTTCCGAAGAACTATTCAACATGGGCAAGGCGCTTTATGAAAAGCGCTGGCAGGTTGCGAACGCTGCGGCTCTCGGGTTCATCGGCGGCAAAACGCTGGCTGCGCCCGGCGCAATCCAGGCTGAGATCGCAGGCCGCAAAGCAGACCGCCTCAAGGGCTTTTCGGATGCCGCCAAGCCGCTTGCTGAGTCCGGCGCGACGATCGAGCCTGACACACGCACGATTGCCCCGTCTCAGGAAGGCCCGACGCCCCGTCTGAAACCCGGTGAAGGCGCTGTCCGTGGCCCGGTCGAATCCGAGCCTGCGATTGCAGACGCTGAACAGTTTCTCAGGGATCTGGAAACTGAAACACCGTCGGCGCCGGGCGAAACAGCGACGGATAGGCCCGCTGGCCCGAGCGCTGAACCCGGTCCAAGCGCGGCTGCCGAGACCATGGCGCCCGCTCCTGTCCCGACGTTCCAGGACATCGCCCCCCTTCTCAAGCTCGACAAGGATGGGGTGCCGGACTTTGCCCCGGTATTCGACGCCCTTGCCGCAACGGGCAAGCGTGGCTTCAATGAACTGACGGACCAAGAAAAGGTCGGACTGCTTCAGCAGCTCCGTGGGGAAACCCCGGCTGCACCCAAGGAAGCCGCACAGGCCGCAAAGCCAGCGCCGACCACGCCTGAAGGCTGGATCGAGTTCGCGACCGCCAAATCGCAGGAGTACGCCGACCTCGCCCGCCGTATGAGCATGGGCGAGATGACGCGCGAGGAAGCGGAAGCCGCTGTAGCCGCCGCCAAGCGCGACTGGCAGGCCATTGACCGGGCGCGCACGAGGGGGATTATCGAGGCCGACGAGACTCGCGGCCGACCCCATAGCGGAGCGGTGGAAACAGCGTACAACGATCTGCGCACCGAGTTTGACGTCGCCAGCCAGTCGCGTCGCGGTTTCAAGGCATCGCCCAAGCCCGCCACAGCGGCGCCAGAGGCCGTTTCAGCCCCGGAAGCGGCAACCGTAGCTCCCGCGCAAGGGGCCGCTCCTGCGGCTCCTGTAACCCAGACGGGACAATCGGCCGATGTAACCCGGAACGCCCCGCGCTCCCTCACCGAAGCGATCCAGCAAGCCGCCCCCCAGATTGAGGAAGTAGCACGGGCAGCGGTTCAGGCAATCGCAGCGCCCGCCCAAGAGACCGCCGCCGCGCCATCGGCCCCAGCCATCGACGATGCTGTCCGCTCCCGCTTCTCCGAAGTCCTCGCCAGCAAAGAGCGTCGTTCAAACTGGGCCAAAGCCGCAGGCATCTCCGAAGACCAAGCCCAAGCGCTGATTGCTGAAGCCGTCTCTGATGGACGGCTTACGATGCGGAAAGGCCAGCCGGTTCGTACCGGCAAGGCTAAGCAGGTTTCATCTCCCCAAGCTGAAGTTGCCCGCGCTGCAACATCTGTCCCGATGGGGCGGGCAGCGGAAGTGCGCCTTGAGCGCATCCAGAACGACATAGCCTACAAGCACGCCGCCACCCTACTCGGCGCCGGAACCAATACCCGTTTGCGCAATGTGGCGCTGAAGAAGCTGGCTGAGGATAAGAAGGCGACCCGCGTTGTTCTCGATGAGGTTCACCTTGCACTGACCGGCAAGCCCTCAAAGTCGATGCGCAAGAAGGGCGACGTCATCGAGGCGTTGCGGAAGGCAGAGATTGCCCAAGCCACGCCCGCACCTGTGGCAGTGCCAGTCGTCGAAGAGGAGTCCGTTCCGCTTCAGGACATCGTCAATCCGATCGACCGCAACGCGCCGGTCGCCGATCAGCTTCGCCAGATCGCGGAACTGAAAGCGCAGAGCAAGCCCGCCCTCGACGGCCAGCTCAAGGCGATGGATGCCCAGATCGGCACCACGTCAAATTCCAATATCAAGAAGCCGGAGACCATCGTCTCCAAGGCGAGCCGCCCGAGCATTCTGGCGACGAAGCCCTGGCACACGATCGCGCATATCCGCGACACGCTTCGGTTCCAGACCAAGATCACGTCTTTCGATCAGATCGAGAAGGCGGCAGAGTTCATGCTGTCGCAGGGGTATCGCATCGTAAAGATCGATACCGCGAAGATGCTTCAGCCGAAAGAGTGGGGATGGCGGTTTGCCGGGTTCGATCTCAGAGCACCGAACGGGCAGTTGGTCGAATGGTACATCATCTTCGATCAGATGTACGTCGCCAAAAAGAAAGGCCACCTCCTGTTCGAGAAGTGGCGGAACTCGACGGAAGCGGAGCGGACTGAAAAGCAGGATGAGTACGAAGCCGATATCGCCAGCAGCTACCGCCTCTATACTGACTCGTTTGAGGCGGGGCTGCGTAACTCCGGCTACTCAGGACTAGACGACGCTCGTGCCGACATCAGCAGGCTTTCGGCTTCCTTGCCGGAGATGGCGGCGAAGTTCTCGGCGACATCGTCGGCCGCGGGCGGAACATACTCGCCCTTGGGGAGCCAAGCACCGTCCGCTGCGGGCCGGAACTTGGAAGCGCCGGGATCTGGGTCGATGACCCAGCAACGACCGGAATCCCGGTCAAGCAGTACCACTGGTTCGTCCATTTCTGATACCTCCTCCACTAAGGGACGTGGGGTTTCAAGCAGCGAAGACAATGCGACAAGTGGTCGCGCTACTGCCAGTGTACAGAAATTCGCCGATTCCGTCGATGCTCTGAAGCGCAAACTCGACATCAAAACCCGTCCTGTCCGGGATACCTCTGACGTCACCGACATCTCCATGTCTATTCGCTCGGTAGAAAGCCGAGCACTGACACTGGTAGAGCAGGTCAATGCCGTCCAGCGTGGCTCGCGGATCAAGGTTGTTGCGGAGCATGTGGCGGGTTTCACGGCCGACGCGAACGCCATTGCCGAGGTCGTCGAACAAAAAGCCGAGGTCGATCTTTCCGATGCGACAATCGCTGATCTTGAAGCCTATCAGGCCGCTCTGTCGGAACTTGGACAGATCGTCGAGAACCGCTCACAGGTTGGCTACAAGCTCGCGGACGACGTCCAGAATGTTCGCGACCAGTTGCAGGTTCGTTTGGAAGGACTGTCGGATCAACTGACGGCCATTGCTGATGAAGCCGACTCCAAAATCTATGACATCAGCGACCTTGGCGAAGCAATCGCGGAGCGCATTGAAGAGCTGCGCGGCGATACCGAAGTCGTAGACGATGGCGATAACACAGAGACAATCCTAAGCCGTCCGTCCGCGATCAAGCAAGAGACTGACCGTGTTCCCGATGATCCAGAAAGTTCGGCGGTCGACTTCCTGTCGGACATGAAGCGCTCGCACGCCGTCGTGCTTGCCACGATGACGCAGCGTGCGGACGCCTTGTTGAAGGTGGACGTGGCCACGCTGGATGAGGCCGCGCTTGACCGCCTATCGGAAGAGGTCGGCAATGTTGGGGGCGAACTGGTTGCGCTCAAGGATTGGGCCAACCGCTTTGCTGAACTTGCCGCCACGAAGGGTGACGAAGCCTACAACGTCGTTGACACGATCCACGACGAGGAATTGACGCCAGCCAATGACAGGCTGGATGATGCCCGAGACACCATCGCTAGGACGCTGGAAGAGGTTGACGAACTGATCATCGACGCCCGCGAAATGGAAACGGGCGATGTTATCGAGATCGACGGCGGCGAGTACGGCCCAACGATGGTCCGCGACCGAATTAGTGCGTGGCGCGACTGGATGAGCAAGTATGGCTCGCCGCCAAACGAACAGACTGAGCGGGTTGCACAGAGCCTCGCCAAGTTTGAAGCCGCCCTCAAGGAATACGAAGGCCCGGCCGCTCCCCCTGCTGACTCCTACGCGATCCGCACGCTTCAATCTATTGATGACCCAGTTGTTAAAGGCCATTACGAAGCCCTAGCAAGGTCAGGAACGGCAGTTGAACCAGCCCTAGGGGCAATAGCTTCAGATCGACGTTTGGACGCTGGTGAGCGCCAGCAGCTTGCGGAGCTGTATGTTGGAGAGCCTGTATCGGGTGATCCGGTAGAGGCAATCCGTTCAGCAGCAGAACGCCGTGGCAATGACCTCACATCAGCCCTCCTTCACGGATTCTCACCGGAAGTCTCGCCAAGCAATCTGAGGGTGCGGGATTTCGACGCTCAGATGCTTGAGACGGCATTCCAGCGCTTGGCCGAACGGCTACCGAATGATGCCCTTCTCGCCGTGCGCGACGCGCTCCGGCTCGATGTCGGCGACGAGATTGCAGCGCTGGAAGGCGCGGCTCTGTCCGCAAAGGCCGCCCGTGTCGAGTTCGGCATAAACGCTGGCGCGGCAAAGAAGGTGATCGCGATATCGCTTGAGTATGGCCCTGACACGGCTCTTCGCACCTTCACGCACGAGGAAATCCACCTCCTTCGCGGCATGGGCATCCTCAAGGGCAAGGACTGGGAAGCCCTCGCTGGCATCGCCAAGCGCCGTCCGAAGAAGGCGGAAGCCACCCGCATCCTTGATGGTCTGATTGCCGATGGCAAGATCAGTCAGGAGTCCTACGATACCCTGATCGGTCAGGCGGGAAAGCTCACCTATCGCGAACTCTATGAGGTGGACTCGCGTTACGGTGACTTCGTCAAATTCAACGAAGACAAGCTGATCGAGGAAACCGTTGCCCACGCAGCAGCGGATTGGGCAGATGGCCGTCAGTTCGCCGCCCCGATCGAGCGCGTGTTCATGAAGATCAGGGATTTCCTTGAGGCGATCCAGAATGCTCTAAACGGTCTCGGCTTCCGTTCTGCCAATGACATCTTTGAGTCCATCTGGGCTGGTGAGTTTGTCAGGAAGTTTGAGGAAGCTGAAGCCAAGCGCGCTGAAGGCATCGAGTCCACCCGTGAATGGATGGGGGAGAATGGCGTCATTGCGATGGCTGTCGGGCCACGGCCTGCGATCGGCGAAGTCTGGGGCACGAAGTTCCAGACGTTGATGTCGGAACAGTACCAGATTGCCGTCGCTGGCGAAGACCTCGCAACGCAGTACGACATCCTGTCGGCGAAATACAACAACGCGCTGAGCGATCCGCCAGAGATGCGCGAGGCGATGAAAGCCGAGATTGATCGGCTTCGTCCAATCGTGGAGGCGCAAGAGGCTGAACTTCGCGCCGATTTGAAGCGACGCTTCTCGAATGATGATGGCAGCGCCCCGCCCATGATCATGGCTGCCTTTGCCGGAGAACGTGCAACTACCGCAGACCTTAACGCCCTCAATGCAGCAAAAGAGATGGATGCTGCAGGAGAACCGCGTGAGGACATCTGGAAGCAGACGGGATGGTTCAAGGGCGTAGATGGCCGCTGGCGGTTTGAGATCGACGACAGCAAGAGCAAACTCCGTGCGTTCGGCCCTGACTTCTCTTTGCTTCAGGTAGAGCTTACCCACGAGGAACTGTTCAAAGCCTATCCTCAGATGGCAGAGGTGGAGTTCGATCGGATTCCAGGCAACGGCGGCAGCTTCACGCCTGGCGGCATCTTGCCGTCAACGATGGAGATTGGTAAAGCGGCCAAGAACCGCCGCTCTGTCACGCTGCACGAAAGCCAGCACGGCTTGCAGGATATCGAAGGCTTTGCTCGAGGCGGAAGCCCGCGCTATGTCACGCCAGATGAAATCCGCGCGGAACAGCAGCGCATTCGCTCTACGCCAATGGTCGGCAATGGCTGGACGGAAATCGACAATCGCGATCCGGACGACGAGGCATCAATTCGTCATGCTCTGTATCAGCGCCTGTCTGGCGAGGTGGAAGCGCGCACGGTCGAAAAGCGCCTTTCCCTCACCCCACAACAGCGCGCAAACAGAGCCCCATGGCTAGACTACGACGTTCCTGAATCACAGCAGATCGTCAGAATGCCTGATGGCAGTGGGCAGGCGATGGCGTCCATCCGGGATTGGATTCCGGGGCTGCGGAAGACGGCGGATGCCGTCGCAACCGACTATCGCCAGATTGCCACCGATAAGCCCGTAGAGACGGTCGGCGGTTTCGAGGTCCGACGCACGCTGGCATCCAAGCGCGGCGGCATCAATTACGAAATCTACGAGGGCGAGACCCGCCTTGGCGATCTGATGATCGACGCACCGCGGCATCTTCAGCCCAAGTTTGCGGACATGATGTTCGCCAGTAACTTCGATCGATTGGAGCGTAAGCAGCCGATCGCGGGCACCGTGACGCGCATTGACGTCAACGAAGATCGTCACGGGCAGGGCATCGGCACGATCATGCTGGACGTTGCGGAAGCAGACTTGCGCTCGGCGGGCGCCATTCTGCACCCTGGCGACACCAGCATGACGGAAGACTTCATCCGTCTCTACGCCAAGCGCGATCCTGCAATCCTTCAAGACTCGTTCGACCGCATGGGCCTCGACAAGTACGACGATCGCGCTCTTATGCTGGACCACGCATTGCGCGAGCGCAGCCGTCGAGCCCCCCCCGACATCAGCGCTTCCTTCCGCGACTGGCTCCCGTCTCGCGGCCCAACCCCTCCACAAGCCACAGAGCAGGGAGACTCCCCAGGCCTCAACAAGATCATCTCCGATCTGAAAACGTCGCTCGGGATGACGGTCAACCAGGGCCTATGGGGCACCACGCTGCGTCAGGGCAAGCGCACCATGCGCATCCGCCCGCCGTCCAATATAACCGGGCAGTATGATCGGGAAACGGGCAACATCTCCATCCGCCAATCCCGCGATATCAAGACGCTCGCGCATGAGGGCGGGCATCTGCTCGAAACCCTGCTCGGCAACGAACTCGCCACGCTCAAGGCGCAGCGCGCGCAGGAATTGACCGGCCGCCCCGTTGCATCGGGCTCGGAGATTTCCGAGGCGTTCGCCGACTGGTTCCGGTCCTACGTGCTCGATCGTGCCGCGGCCGAAAAGCAGGCGCCTACCTTCGCCCGAGAGTTCGACGATCTGCTCGAGGCGGAGCGCCCCGATCTCTTGGTCGGCCTGCAAGAGGTCTCCGACCAGTACCAGACCTACGTCAAGTCGGCGCCGCTGGATCAGGTTACGGCCGATATGGTTACGGACTACGAGAGCGGCTTCGTCAAGGAGATCATGGAACACCCGAACGGTGTTCCTGATGCCCTGATGAACACGGTGTCCGGTTGGCTGTCGACAAGCTATTCAGGCTTGGTCGACGCTCTGCATCCGATCCAGATGGCAGTGCGGCGCTTGCTCGATATAGCAGAACGCAACGGCATGGTGGATGCCGACGGCAGGCCGCTTTCCATCAAAGATGCTGAAGACCCCTACAAGATCATTCGCATGTTCGCGGGTGCCTACAATCGCGGGCGGGTGTGGCTCGAGAAGGGCGTCTCTGACCTATCGACCGGGCGCATCATCGGGCCCAGCCTCAAGGATGCCCTGGAAAAGGCGCTCGGCGGGCGCACATGGAGCAAGAAGCGCTTCAAGGAGTTCAACTCCTACCTGGTCGCACTCCGGGCCATCGAGGAATACAACGCGCTCGAAAATCGTGATCTCACCATCGCGAAGCACGACTCCCTGCTTCAGCGTATGGGTGAAGCGCGCACGACGCTCTCCGCCAAGTCGCAGCAGGAACAGGCCACACTTGACCGTCGTGAGGACGCTCTGACCCGTGCGCAGGCCATGTTGCGCGACCGGCGCCGGATGCTGCGCCGGATCGAAACCAGCCTTGAGAACACCCAAGAACGCCTTGATGGCTTGCGTAACGATCTCGCGCAGGCGGACGCCGATACCGCGCCGCGCCGCCGTCGGTCGGTTCAGATCGCCGAACGCGACCAGCAGCGGCTGCTGCGAGAGGCTGAGGCGTTGGTCGAGGAGGTGGCAGAACTCGACATTGAGATCGGCCTTCTCGAGCCGGAGATCGCGCAGCGCCGTGACGGCGTGCAGCGCCTCCGTGACCAGCGCACCCAGCTTGATGCGATGGAAGCCAACGTCCAACGCGAGCGGAAGTTCACGGAAGCCAGGCCCAAGAACCCGCCAACGAAGGAAGACAAGGGCACGCACGAGCGCATCATCAATGAGCTCGGCACGCCTGAGTTCCAAGAAGCCGCCCGCATGGTGCACGAGTTCGCGTTTTCGCTGCTGACCGTCCAACACCAGGCCGGTTTCTGGACGGACGAGCAGTTCGCAGCCCTGTCGAAGCGCAAGGATTGGTACGTGCCCTTCCAGCGCGATATGTCGGACGTCGAAGGCGCCGCCGCGAAATACGCTGGCTCCATGGCGTGGACGAAAGCGAAGAAGTACAAGGGCTCAGATCGCGCCATCATCACCCCGATGGCCATCCTTTCGCAGGATGCCTACCGGACGGCGCAGCGCATTGCCTTCAACAACTTCGTCAAGGCGTTGGTCCAACTCTCTGAGCGGGTTGGGCCGGGCGGTGGCGCCATTGCTGAGCGTCTCGAGCGCGAGATCGGGCAACTCGACCCGTCACAGCAGAACTTTGATCGCCTCGTCGAGATCGGTATCAGGTCCGGGCTCAATACGATCGACGCCCAAATGCTGGCGCAGCGGGCCGAACTCAACCTTTCGTCAAAGGACATCATCAAGGTTCTCGTCTCACCGGAAAACCTCGGTCCTGGCGAAAAAGCATCGCTGCCTCTGTGGGAGAGGGGCGAGCGCATCACCGTGCGCCTGCCCGATGCCCAGTTGGGTTACGACATGGCCAATGCCATCAACGCGATTGGCATGGACAACCAAGACCTCTGGACGAGCATATTCGGCAAGGCTGCCAACATGCTCCGCGTCGGCGTCACGACGTCGTTCGACTTCATCGGCGCCAACATCTTCCGTGATATGTGGGCCGCTTGGAAGGTGACCGGCGCCGCGCCGATCCTCACCCACATTCGCGGCGCCAATATCCTGCTGGGTAGGGGCGACGTGGGAGGCGTCCCGGCCGCCGACTTCCAACGGCAGTACAACGAGATGGGTGGTATCGCAGGCGGCATCAATATCAATGCTCAGTCCGCTACGCAGCAGCGCGACGTGCGTGATCTGCTCGGGACCGAGATCAAGTTCAAATCCGTACTCGGCGGCACGATCGTTGGCGGCGCATTCGGTGCTGGCTTGGTCGGCATTCTTGGCGGTGCCGCAGGTCTCCTTCTCGGCGGCCCCGTCGGCGGCTTGGTCGGACTGGCAGCAGCCAAGACGACTGGTTTTGCTGTTGGCGGCGCGATCGGTGGCTACGCTGGCCGGCATGGCGAAGTGTTCAAGATGGTCGAGTCTGCGGAAACTGCGGCCCGCCTCGGTGTCGCAGCCCACGCCTACAAGCGCATCATCGCCTATGATCCGTCGCTGTCGCAGTCCGAAGCGATGTTTCAGGCCGTGTTCGACACGCGCGACTATCTCGACTGGAGCCGCCGTGGGTCCAAGACGTTTGCCGTCGCGCGCGCGATACCGTTCTGGTTGTCCGCAGTCAACGGATTGACTAAGACGCTTCAGCAGGGCGTGGCGTGGGGCCCACGGGGCAGCGGCGTTGCCAGACAGATCGTGCGCACCGATAGCGCCAAGGCCCTCAAGGGCGTCCTGGAGCGGCGCCTGGGCATCGTCTGGAAGCATCAGACCGGCGACATCTTGTCGAAAGACGAAGAGGCGGAGCTTTCCGAGTCGTACAAGTCCTATGCCCGGTGGGCCGGCCTGACGATGATCACCGTGATGATGATCTTGGCTGGCATGTCGTCAATGGGTGACGATGAGGATGACGTTCGCGACGAAGCGAAGTTCAAGGAGCGCTTCATCCGCATCAACGGCGTGGACGTTCGTCTGCCGGGCGTCTTTGAATTGGACATGCCGGCCATCGCTTTGCGCATTATCTATGATGCGCAGACGGGGGGCGACGATCGTTGGGTTCGCCGCCTCGGTCGGGCTGCGTTCGAGCTCGTCGCGCCTCCGATGGGGATCACGGCTATTGATGCGCTGACTGGCGTTGCCTTCAATTCCAGGATTGGCGGGCGTCCGATCGTTGGTCCGTACCTCGCCAACAAGCCGCCGCAAGATCAGTTCGACGCCTACACGAGTCAGGTATCTAGGGACTTCGCCAAGGCGATGGCCGATGCGGGCGTGCCGCAGGCCATGATCCTGCCTCCGAAGAAACTCGACCATCTCATGACCACGTTGGGCGGTTCATGGGGCCGCGATTCCATGGGCTTCTACGAGGATGCGAAGCGGGCGGCCGACCTCAATGATGGTCCGGCCAAGAAAGCGACGGATATTCCGGTTGTGCGGCGCTTCACGACCGACTCGGCTCGGCTCTCTAGGTCGGTTCAAGAGTTCTGGAATATGGCCACAGGCGCTGGCGGCGAGATGACCGTTGCTGCTACGGGCTACAGGGATCGCGTAGAGGGCGAGCGGCCAGCCGATGCGGATATCTGGCTGTCTCGTCTCGACAAGGATCAGAAGGTTTGGGCTCTCACGCAGTACCACGGGTCCAAGTCGGATAAGCGCGAGCATCCGTTGACGCGCCTTGATAGCTCCATGGATGCGATTCGAAGCGTGCAAGATGACATCATCCTGGACAGGCTCGCACCGAAGGAGCGTCAAGGCCGCCGCAAGGTGCGCGACTTCTCTCAGGAAATCCATCTAACGCCGGAGAAGAAGCGTGAGATCGTGGACATCCTCACGCGCGCTCAGCAGATCGAAGCCCGCAACACGATGATCCTGCTCGAGCGTCCAGGATTCAAGCACATGCAGATCAAAGACCCGAAGCTGATCTGGGACGAGTTGAAGGCTTCGAGCCCGTTGGTCTACGAACACATGCAGGACGTCCAGCAGAACAAAAAGATAGAGGACTGGCCGTCCGTCCAGCGTGAATGGCCCCGCTACAGAGAACGCGTCCTGAAGCAGGGCGTCGAAGCCTTCTGAAACCAACACATCCCCTGAAAGCCCAACGGGCGGTCCTCACAGGCCGCCCTTTTTCGTGGAGACACGCCTATGTCAAACATCACCGATCGCTTGCATGGCGTACGATCCAGCCAGGCCATCAAGGTTCCGTGCCTCGTCGCGACGACTGCGAACATCACGCTCTCGGGCGAGCAGACGATTGACGGCGTTGCCGTAACCGCCGCGGTTGCTCCCACACCAGCCACCAGAGTGCTGGTCAAAGATCAGACCACCGCTGCGGAGAACGGCATCTGGGAAGTTAATTCCAGCGCGTGGCGTCGTGCGCCCGATTGGGATGGCATCGGCGACGTCGTGACCGGAACTCAGGTCTACGCGAACAGTGGAACGCAAGCCGGACGGTACGTCGTTACGACGACCGGCACGATCACCATCGGCACGACGTCGGTGGTGATCGAGTCCGACGCTGCCGCCGACACATTTCTTCAGGACGGCGCTAGTGCCGTTTCAAGGACGGTGCAGGACAAACTCACGGATAGCGTGAGCGTTAAGGATTTCGGCGCGCTCGGCACCGATACGGTTGACGAAACGTCGTATTTCGCCGCGGCTTTCGCTTCTGGAGCGCCAGATATTTATGTCCCCGATGGGGCGTATCTGCTGGGTGACCTTCAGATACCGAACACCGTTCGCAGAATCTATGGCCCTGGCACTCTGAAGTACACGGGCGCCAACACGTTCAACTCGATGATGTATACCGAGGACTATGCCGGCGAGGGGCTGGTGATAGGCGGCCACGGACTAACGGTCGACGTTTCCCCTGTGACCTACAGCGCAGTCGTGTGCATCGGTGTTTTCGGCACGTCCAATTCGGTCGTTTGTCGGGATGTGAAGTTCAAGAACTGCGGCCGCTTCGGCATGTACCTGGCCGGCGATGATTTGCAAGTCGATTGCGGCGCCGAGTTCTGCACCTTCGACAACTACGCGCAGAGTGGCTTCTACAGTGATGAAGACGAGTGGGCGAATTACAATCGCTGCTTCCTGCGCTTCAATAAGTTCTTCGGACCATCGCCGAACTATCACAATGCCATTCTCGCTGGTTCGCGACTAGAGGCGATTGGCAACTATGTCTATGGCGGTCACATCACATCGTTCGGCATGGCGTTTGGCATGTCCCGTGGCGGGCGTATCCTCAACAACGAATTTGAGGATTGCGTCGGCGACAATTTCGATGTCATGGCAATCAACGGCGCAGTCGGGATCGACTGGATTTGCTCGGGGAACGTCTCTAACGCCAATACAGGGGTTTCCCAGGAAATAGGCATGGCCATGGTCGCCTATCCTGGCTCCGTGCTCGGCAAGGGTCTATTCGCCACCAACTCCGTGAATGACTGTGGCTTTTCCGCATTTCCAATCTGTGACGTTCTCGGCGGTGACGGCGTCGTGCTTGATATTGGAATGCACGGAAACATCGCGCGCCAACCAAACCGTGAAGATCACATCGTCAGCAACAGCGGCATCTACGTTTTCACGTCTGGAGCGTCAGGCATCAACGCGCGGACATCAATCAGCGGCGGGTCGCTTGGTTCCACGGACTCGCTGATGAAATACGGCGTTCTCGAAACCGCTGATTGTTTGGCAACGAGAGTCCAGGCCCCGATCATCTACGGTGCAGGCACCGCTAATATGCTGATCCAAGGTACAGGATCCAAATACTTCGAGCCAACCTATCTTCCGTAAAGGTGAACCATGCCGCCAAAGAATCTCGAAAAATGCCGACAGAAGTTGGACCGTAAGATCGATCGTCAATCGGCTCGCATGAGCCAACGTCGGGAGGATAGCGACCGCGCAGCCTTCGATGACATGCGGAGGCGTGATCGCCGAGAGGGCCTTACTGACAAGCAGATCGCCGAGAAGGTTGCTCGGGTACAGGAAGCGGAGGCGCGCATCAAAGCCGCGCGCGCACTCGATCACATCGCCAGACCGAAGCGGAAATAGCCCTCAAGGAATCCATAAATGTCCTTCTCCCCCAAGCGCTCCGATTTGGAGCGGTTTTTTGGCGCGCGTGCTCTTCCTGCGTGGATCGATGCCATGTCGGAACTCGCGCCGGTATTGTGTGAGCACTACGAGTTTGATCGACGTAGGTGGGTGCACTTCTGCGGCCCCGTGATTGGTGCTGAGACAGACGGCCTTGCGCTATCACCCATGGAAGAAAACATGAACTATCGGGCGCCTCGCATTATCGAGGTGTTCGACTACCGCTTGGGACTGGCTCTTAAGCAGCCTCAGTGGCGCTCCTACGGCTCGAAGCGAGCGCTTGCAAGCTACCTTGCCGGCAAGCCGAACGAGCTTGCAGCGGTTGTCTACGGGGGCAGGGAAGGAAGTCCACCAGGCGACGGTAGGTTCCGCGGCAGGGGACCGACCCAGACAACCCATCTGAACAACTATCGCGATGCCGGTGCCGAAGTCGCACGCCAGCCAGGCGGCGGCAAGTTCGACCTCGTCGCCCATCCCGAACAGCTCGCGCATGACCCCGAGCTTGGCATCCGTGTTGCCTTCGCGGAGTGGCATCTCAAGAACCTCAATCGCTGGGCCGATGCCGACGACCTCGAGAACGTGTCGTCCGTTCTCAATACCGGCCAACCCGGCAAGTGGTCGATCACCAACGGTCGAGATAACCGCAAGCGCTGGCACGCCAAGGCGATCTCTGTATGGCCGGATGACGGTGTTTACGAGATGGCGAAAGCCGAGGTCGGTGTTCTCGCCGTCGGCTCAAAGGGCGACAAGGTTACGGAGCTTCAGGAACTGCTGCGCGAGAAGAACTACTTCGCCGGCAACGTCGATGGATCGTTCGGCAGCCTCACCGAAGATGCAGTGATCCTGTTTCAGAAGGACCACGGACTGTTGCGCGATGGCAAGGTTGGCGCATTAACGCTTGCCACACTTGAGAAAGCACCGCCCAAAGACCTTGGCGAAAGAGATCAAATCACCGAGAAAGAACTAGCCGCGCGTGGGTCGCAGACGATCGCGAAGGCAAGCCTCGGCAAGCGTGTATTCAAGTGGCTCGGCTGGGGCGGAACGGGCGGCGCTGGCGCCAAGAAGCTCGACGAAACCTTCGACCTTGGTGGCGTCGATTTCGCGATTTCCCAAGGCGAGAAAGTTAAGAGCCTCGCCGGGCGCAGCGTAGACCTCGCAGCGTGGATTCCCCCCAGCGGGATTCTTTGGATCATGGGTGTCGGTGCGTTCGGGCTTGCCTGCTACGGCGTCTATTGGCTCTTCGATCGGATCGTAGAGCAGCGGGTTAAGGACGCCCAGAGCGGCGCGCATAGAGGGAGATGATCATGTGTGATCGCTGCGAAGAGCTTGAGGAAGAAGTTCGCCAGCTAAAGGCGTTGGTCGCTGGCAAGGGGACTTATGAGATTTCTGGTTATGGCCTCACGCCATCTCAGGAAGCAATCTTCGGGGTGCTGCACCGAAGCAAGGGGCGCGTTGTCACGCGAGATCACCTGATGACCGCCGTCGGCGCTGACGCCTTCTGCGAGAGCGAAAACCCGGAAAACCTCCTGAGTGTTCACATTTGCAAGCTCCGCAAAAAACTGCGCGAAGCTGATGGCCCGATCATCAAAAGCGTAAACGGGCAAGGCTACTTAATGGAGGACACCCATGGCCGTTGACCTAGAAGCCATAGAAGACGCTGCAAAGAGCAAGACAACGAAAGTCGTCGAACGGCTTCAGACCGTCTACGTGGATCCGCCCCGGTTCAATCTATTGACGGTGCTGATCATGCTCGTGATCGCCGTGTGCCTCGTGTTTGGCTACGGCTGGTACACCGCGCACAAGCGAGACAAGTGGTGGCGGGCAAATATCGCTGCGGCCAGCGTGAAGGTCGATAGCGCGATCAAGAAGGCCAACGCCGAACTTCCCGACGATGAAATTCTGAAAACCTTGGGGGAATCCGATGCCGCACTCCGCAAAGCTGAACTGGCGCTTACCGCGAAGCCTGCGCCTGCTACCGATACTTGCCCTGTTATCTCTCGTTCCTGCCTGCGCTAGCGACAACGTCGTCGTTAAGCCGGTCACCCTCGCGCCGATCGCGCCGGGCCTCATGACTGGCATGAAGCCGCCCGCCTGCGACCTTCCCGATAGACCGGGCTATACGGGCTTTGAATTGGCCCGTCGCGGCGATTGCTGGTCTGCTGCCTACGGTGCTGCCGTCGGGAGACTGCATGGGCTACAGAGGGCCGTGAAGGCACGGGAAAAGGCTATCGCAGGAATCGTGAAGAAGTGATCGAGCCTCGCTTGACAATGCGACAAATCAACCTCATACCGCTGCTTACCAGCGGTGTAGGTGTCGGTTACTTCTTTGGATGAAAAAACCGGCGCCGTTTGTTCCCTGGGTCAAATCAAGCGATACTGCGGCGGGGTAGTGTCTCAGTTTGAAATTTGAAGAATCGATAGGCTCTAGGTCTTCGGAAGCTTCGGCTTACGCGACTTCTTGATGACCACCTCAACTTTAGACGGAACAGTTGGGTTCGCTTTGCGCAAGGCCTTGTCCTTGTTCCAGCCCGCGGGAGGATCATACGAGCGCGGCCGATCGACCACGTGCTTTCCGCGCGCCGTTACGTTCTTCGCGAACATTGCTTCAATGAGAGCGTCTTCCGTTATGGTTCGATCGCCCGTCGCATATTCTAACAGGTGCTGGCTATGTATCCGTCCAACCGGGGCAACGATTACGATCCCAACCTCGGGGCAAATCTCCCTCAAAAACTTGCAGGTTGCTGCCTGGTCCGTATCTGCGGTGACCAAGTAGACCACATCTGCGCCCCCCGTTAGCGCCTCTGCAACGGCGTGAATTGCCACGTTAACGTCGCCAGCCTTTTCGGTCGGCTTTGAATAGGGTCCGCACGTCGGGCAGTGAAGCGGAGAGTGCACAAAATGCCCCTCGCTTATTGCGACGCCAGTGCTGATGAGGGCCTTCTTATAGGCGCTAAACCTAGCGACCTTTGCTGGGAAATCAGGGTTGGAGGCAGTGCACCAACGCACCAACACCAACTCCTCCTTAGAATGATCGATTAAAAGGGTGCAGAGTTTCCAGAGATCCAGCCACTTGAGGTGAGGCTGGCCTAAATCATTGATTGCGTGATAAAGATTGAAACCATCAACGAAAAATGCCGCCCGAGCTTTGCGCTCGGCGGTTACTCCAACTGCAGGCTTCCCAGTTGGTGCGCTTGCCTTCGTTATGGTAGTTCCGGGAGGATCGTGCCCCCCGGGTGCTGACGGCGTACCGGCAGCGGGGATGGATCCTTTAATAGTGAGAATTGGACGTTTTGTCAAGTTTGAGGCCTTCCCTCGCGCATAATCATTGGAAAACGCTAGTTTATTTTTAAATTCCGCGAATCAGTTAGGTTCGATCGCTGCACGTTTTTTGTACGTCTTCGGCCGACCCGGCTTCGGCGCGGCGGCGTCAATCAGCGCAACGATGTCCTCAAAGCCCATGAGCGTGGTGGTCAGGTTCGCGGCCATGGCTGGAGTCGTGCGAAGCGTCTTATGAATGCGGATCCAGTTGTACCAAACCGTGTAGAGGGCGACCATGTTGACGTGGCTGTGGAATTTCTTCGAGAAGGCGTTGGTCAGCCGAGTGAAGCGCCGATTGTGCATCCGCAGCGTGAGGTTCGACCGCTCCACGTAGCTCGTGCTGATGTGCTCCGGCTTCGGACGACCGCTGATGCGGACCTTGGTCGCGCCAGTGCACTCCGGCGGGCTGTAGCGCCGCTGGCCTTCCGAGGTTTGGCCATAGGCCTTCACAAGCTGGGCGTAGTCGACGAAGCCGCCAAATGCTGCGTCTACCGCCTCGACGTAGAGCCGCAATCCATCTGAGGTGACTTGCGTACGCTGGTCGATCCGGGCCGATACGTCCCGCATGAAGACCTCGGCATGAACAGCATCCCTGTCGCCGACAAGCCAACTCACGATCAGCTTGCTGTCAGCGTCCAACGCCGTCCACGTCCAGACGTCGCCAGCGAAATCAACGGGCGCCTTCATCGTGGGGACGTTCTTCTGCTTGGCGGCGCAGAAGCTCCAAATCTCGTCGACCTGAACGCGCTTGCACCGAAGCTTGCGGACCTTCTCGTCGTGGAAGGTCATGCAGACGCTGCCCGCGTCCTCGAGGATCTTGGCGACCGTGTTGATCGACACGTCGCAGACCCGCGAGATCGACCGCATGGACGATCCCTCGCAGAGCATGGCGAGGATTTGGACGCGTTTCTCTATGGGCAGCTTGTTCATACCCACAATATATGAACTTTTATGCTTGGCGTCAAGCATCATCTGACGACATAGAGCTTTCCTTTGCCGAATGAGTCGCCATACAGCCTGTGAACATCGCCCACCGCAATGCCGAGAAATTTAGAAAGATCAGGCGGGGAATAACCCAGATTGTCCGCGTACAGTTTTATGATTTTGGGAAATAGCGCGGGCATTTCCCTTTGAAAGTCAGTTTCGGCGGGTTCATGTGTGCGCCAGCCTCGGATTGAAAGCTGTTTCCACAAGTAATCACTTTGATTTTTGTTTATGTATCCAATACGAGACGCGTGCAGCAGAAGGAAGTTTATTGAGGCTTTCCAATAGGCTTTCTGGCGAATGAGAAGCTCGAGTGTAATTCGCCGGCCTATAAGTTGGTGCTTGTACTCTCGCTCCGGCACAAGAAATTCCCCAGCAAAAGCGTTGGCTTCGTCTTCGATCGTATCTGTAGGAAATTTGTGCATCACGACGTGACCCAACTCGTGAGCCAACGAAAACCTCATCCTGTCGGCCGGAGCGTTGCGATTCAAAAAAACACATACGGGAAGGTCCCGGACTCGCATCGTTACTCCGTCAACACCGGGATCAAGATCCGCCCAAATAACAAGGATGCCCGCTCGCTCGCAGACTTCCGTCAAATTGCGGACAGGGCCGTCGGGCAACCCCCAGAGACGGCGCACAGTCCTGGCCACTTCCGCAGGCCCGCCACCCTCATCTACGTCGATCCACGGCAGATCCTGTTCAGACTTTAGATCGACCGCTTCTAGCAATCGCCTGATGTGGATCATTCGCACGTTCAACTCGGACTGAATTGTCCGAAGCGTGCGCTCCCCAAGGCTCGCTTTTTTCCGCGTCATCGGATGCACGCTTAGAGGCAGCCCCGCAATCTCATGGGGCAGATAAAAGAAATCTGGTTCAAACGCCAAATAAGAAGACAGCTTTTGAACGTTCTCTGCGCTTGGTCCTTCTGGAAGAAGGCCGTTCTCAATCCGCGAATAGTGCCCCTGATTTAGGCCACAGGCGTCAGCGACATCCTTTTGGCTCAGGTCGCGAAAATGCCTCGCCAGAAGCAAAAGAGATGGATTGAACTGCTTTAGCATCACTCATTCTCATTATCGGCCTGCGTTTTGTCAGGGATAGTCTTTTTGAGGCTGGCCAAATCGGCGGTGCTCGACGCGTGAGGTGCATCCCCCAGAGGCAGGGTCTCGACAATTGCGGAGGTGGCTTCCAACTCAAAGTGCCAAAGGATCTTGTTGCCCTCGCGCCCGACGACACAAAGCCAATCGATAGCTGTTTCAAACTGATTGAGCACGTAGACCACTTCCACGCGCTGATAACCAGCGAAGCCGAATAGATCAGCCTCTGGCTCGTGAAAAAGTTGAGCGAGTGCAGTCGGGTAATTTCGGGATTTTAGCTCGAAGTCACCCTTCTTCAGTCGCACCAAGACTGCGCCGTCGAAAATGAATGACACCGTGTCGAAGTGCTCGATCACTTCAACGTCGTCCTGCAATTCCTCAATTGCGTACTGGACCGCGTACTCCCAGATAAGGCCGGCGCGAGTTCCTTTCCGACGCCACCACGATCTGTCCTCGAATTTTTCCTCGAAGGTATCCCAAGCCCGTTCGTAGGCCCGGCGTAGGGCGGCGGCCCGGCCCTTCTGCTCGATCACACGGTTCACGAAGGATTTGTCAGGGCGAGCCATATTTCCACCTCAGCGGACGAATCGTCGTACGCTTAAGGTGACATAAAATTCCGCAAATTGACATCTAAATATGCGCGTCGCTATGCGTCGCCCTTGTTCCACCTTGATTTGGCAGCTTTTTTTGCGATAGCGGAGCGTTGCTCAGCAGTCATGTTCGCCGCTCTCGCCTTGCCGCCGCGCCGTCCGAGGGACTGCGCAGCCTTATCCTTTCCGTCCTCTGTGACGGCATCTTCTTCCTCGCCTGTAGCTATCCGCATCACCTTTACGGCGTTGCCGATCACGTCAGTCGGCCTCTTCTGTCCCTTGGGGCCTTTGGCCATCAATCTACTCCCGGCTTGCAGCGGCCGCATTTCCCGGTGTCTTTGAAAGTCGGAAACTGCGCGGCCATGAACTGCTCAGCTTCAGCGAGCGTGGAGAATGGGCCGTCCCAGCCCGTAGCGCCGGAGCCGGTGCGATGCTGGCCTTCCTGCCCGCGTCCATCTCGACAGTCAGGGCATGAGGCTTTGTGAACCCGCGCCCGCCTATGCGGCGACATGTGCGATACGTAGTAATTCATAGCGCTAAGCATATCATGGAGATAGGGCGGCGGCCAATCGAGTCAAGTCGAACAAATTTCAAACTGAGACACTACCCCGGAGTGATCAAGATGATCTGCCTTCGGGAGCATTGACTGGCGGAATCCATCTCCCGCTGTGAGTTCTTCAATTGGCCTTTTGGTCACTGGCTTCTTCATCGTCTCTTCCTTCCTTTGCGGTTCAACCAACCCTCATAGATGAGTGCAGCAAGGAAGAACAACAGCGCGCCGAAGACGAAAGGCGTAGCTACGTCGACAGCATTCTTGGGGCCAAAGATCGGCAGCGTCACAAGGGCGACAACGAAGCCAGACCCCATTATCGTGAGTGTGATGATCGCGACCTTTCCAGCGTTGCTCATCGGCTCACTCCTGTTTCTGGGGAGGGGCGGGGAGCATCCCATTCGACTTGAGAATTTCTAGCGCGCGATCCGCGAACGGCTCAACCATCTTCGCGGCGGATGCACGCTCTCGGTCGGCCATGGCCTTTTCAGCCAACTTTATTTCGGTCGCCGTGCGATCTTTGCCTTCAACAAGTTCTTCCTCGGGCATGCCAATTCTCCAATTCCGCGAGTTGCATCCACTCACTCACAAACTAAACACTTGCGCAGTTAGACCGACGATAATGGCTATTTCAGTCGGTTGATAAGGCAACCTTATTTCGGCGCAATGAGCAACTTGGCGCGTCGGTCGTTTGCGGCCTCATCGGTGGCCTTGCTCATCTGATCCACAAAGCCGGTCGGATCGGACATCGAGCAGTCGACGACAGACCCGATTGGAAACTGATCAGTCGGCCCGGCGCGCACCGCTCGGTATGAGCCACCGCCATCCAAATCCCAGACGACAATCATGTTCAGAGATATGTGGTCGATGACCTGCCCTACGAAGTGGTGCTTGTCGTCGCTCATGTAACCTCCTTTGCGCGATCGTGTGCCTCCTGCATCCGCAGCCATAGGTTCGGCCCGTTGCCGGCCAGTTTGTTGATCGCCTCTGCAAGCTCTGGCGTCACTGACGCCGTCTCAGCGAGAATCCACCGGACTATTTCCGGATCCACGCCCATGGCCTCTGCGGCCTGCTCTGGCGTCAATCCGAGGGCGGGAAGCACATCCTCCCGCAAGATCGCTCCGGGGTGTGTAGGGCGTCGCGTGGAGTTGCGCCGCGGCCCTACCTGCATTTTCATCCCCTCGCGCACGTGCGCGCGTACACCTTCCGAAATAGGGTCTCTCCGCATAATGAACCAAAGCATCCCGAAGAAGGCGGCGACGACGATTGCGAGCCCGACCAACAGCGTGGCAGCTTGTCCATCTCTCATTGGGCGTCTCTCGCTGACGCTCGCCGATATCTCCGGCCCAGCCAATGAAACCATGGAACTCCGACAGGCCACAGCAGTATGGCAAACAAGAAGTACCAGCGGCTAGGTGGCCACTTCATCAGCGAAAGATGAATCCAACTGACGACCACCACGGCCAGATAAGCCAAGATGCCAACGAAGATCAAAAGCGCCTTCAGGTACATCATGTCCAGGGCGGGCATATGTGATCTCCCGGATATCTGCGGCGGCGGGCAGTCGTCATTGGGTCAGCTTTCGCCGACAACCTTACTCTGGCCCGCCGCCTAGCCGCTATGCGGCATCCCTGTGTTCATTGGCGGCGGGCAATAGATCGCTGGCCCTTTCGAGCATTCGGCCATTGGCCCGCCGCCACGCTTGCCAAAGATGTTTCAGCAGGCGTTTCTCCATGTAGCGCTGCGCCCGACGGTGAGCCACGATGGGCTTCATGTCGGGATCGCGCTCCAGTTCATATTTCTTGCGCTGCAGATAGGCTTCGCCGTACGGGCCGATGGCCTCACGTGCCCCGGTGTCCTCGCCTTCAGCGTCCTTCACCTTCCGAACCTGCGCCTTGATCATCGTGTCGCCGATAACCCAAATCATGGAGCGGCGCTGCCGGTTGTAGCCGTGCTCAATCCAGGCGTCGGCGCTTGAGCCCTTCCGCAAACCGCCCTGGCGGTTGCCATCGATCACTGCGAGGCCACACCGCTTCCATACGTGCGAGTGTGATGGATAGCCCGAGAGGTCGCCTGTTTCCCCGATGACGACCGCGAGAGACTTGGCCCCCAGTCCGCGGACGCCCTCGGCCCAATCCGTCCAGATTGGCAACTTCTGGACGGCCTTCTCCATGATCTTTATCTGCGCAGCTTCAACATTTACGAACGGCTCACGCGCAGCCAGCATGGCGTTGATGTGCGCGGCGAACTCGTCAAACTCGGGATCGATTTTCTTCGGCGTTTTTCCTGCCTTCATTGCGATGGCGCAGTCCACCATCGCCATTGCCCGATCTCTGATTGTCTTTTGGTCTTTCTCGGCCATGTCGCGTTCCCAGCCCAACTGCTCACGCAGGTAGGACAACAGGACGAGATGGAGTTTCGTGCGCACCCGCATCTCACGCATCATCTTGCGGTGCGCACGCTTTATCGTGGCCAAGGTGGCCTCACTCTCATGCGGCCGCATCTTCGACCTCCTTGGTGGCATCGTCGATGAACTTCTTGAGCAGCTTCTCGTCGATGACTGCGCTGACCAAGGCCCTGTCGTAGGTCATGGGCGCGTAGCGGCGGATGCGGCGGCATACGGCGGCCTCAATCAATCCCTGGTGCTCAGTGTGCTTCAATTCACCGAACGTGTAGGAGCCGATCGACCGGCCGCGTACCATGAACGTCTTGAAGATGGTGTTCGCCGCAGCTTTCTCCACCTTGCGGGCAGCCATCAGTTCAATCGATGATGGCTTGCGGAGAGGAACCGGAGGGTGGGCATGGCGGGGCAGGCTCACATGATGAGCATCGAGCGGGCGGCCCACGCCTCCGGTATTCTTTGAAAGAGGTAGTGGAGAGGAAGGCAACTCGAGCAAGGCACCTTGCGGCGCACAGTGCGCCTGGCCTTCCTCTCCACGTTCAGGTAGCGGCGCGGGGGCATGACCGACTAGGCCCCTATCGTGGGCAGGCTTCACATGGCCCTTCGCGCCGCTATTGGTTGGAGTAAAGGCGGGCAGGACGGCCTCGGCCGCAGTGGCACATGCTACGGGGCCCGCCTTTACTCCGTCTCGATCGCCGCCTATCTGCTCGGCGACGTGTCTGTAAAATCCCATCGCAATTCCATCGGCGATGTCGCGGTCCTTGCGCGCAGCGGCAATCAAAAGGCGGATGCCTTCGACCTCGTCCCCATTGGCGTCGGAGAATGCATTCATCGCTGCCGTGATGGCGATCTTGACCTTCCGCTCATTCAACATTTCCGGCATGTAGTTCATAAGTACCCCGCTCTATTTGATCGGTTTCGCTCGTCAGATACTGAACTCAACTACACGCCTATTCGCGCGATATGTCCACGAAGGCCAAGGGCTACCAACGCGCGTCAAAAACGAACAACGCGTAACAAACGGAGCGCGTGAACCCACAAATATTTTTAGCCCGCACATAGAATGTACAGCACGTGTCAAGCCCCGAACTTTCCCTCAAAGCGCTTGAGCAACGCCTCCACGGCCTGCCGCGCCTCATTCATTCCGTTAAAGAGGTTTTCGAACGCCAGAGATAGGCCAGAGATAGGCACGCCCGCATGTCTTTGGGCGACGAGAAGCATTTGTTCCAAGATCACGTAGCGCCGCGCCAACAGATAGAGATCGGCGCCGGAGCAGTCGTGGGCGACGACCTTCCTCAGTGCTTCGATCTGGACTTCGTTAGTTGGCTTGCCAGTAAGAGCAGCGATGGCGGCTACCTTTTCGGCGCACGCCCTCTTGAGTTTGTAGATGTTCAGTTCATTTATGGTTGTCATCCTCACCTCCCTCGCGCGCGCACGCGCGTAGTGACCAGAAAATCAATCCTTGGGCTTCAAACAAACGAGCGCACAAAGCACCGTGACGCCGACATAGAACGCAACCCACGCAGGAGCGTCGCCGGTCTGAGCCGAGTACGTGGCTGCTCCAGCAGAGAGCGCCGCCATGGTGCCATTCAATTCGCGCACCTATTCCCCTCCAAGTATGCTTGCGACTCTCTGCGCGTACTCCTTCGGCCACAGGCGGCCAAAACAATTGACGCCGTGCTTCCCAACCACGATCCAAGGCCAGTCGCGCTCGCCTTTGATCTCGTCGCCTTTGTACGCTGACATTGCGCGGTACGGACCAAGATGAGTGAGGCGAACGCGATCAATGCTGGCCTCGTCAGCCGGCTCAATGAGAATCATAAGAGCGCCGCCCGTCATCCCTCAATCTCCCGATAGAAGCGTTGCAATCTCCTGAGCTGCTACGCCGCCCACATCTGCTCTATTGTCGTCATACCGCATTGTCGTCTCCGGCTTTGAATGCCGGCCAAATCCTTGTGCTACTCGAATGTTGCCGTTCGTCTTGTCGAGAACGGCCGTAATTGCCGCGTGCCTCAGTCCATGGGGCGCTGCTTTGATCCCGACGCGTTTTCCTGCCGTCGAGACAAACTCCCAGATACCCTTCCCTGAAAGACGCTTGCCACACCGGCTTGTCGTGCGGCAGGCAAATGGTAGCACGCGTGTCAACCCACTCTCTGAGCGCTTTGGTGGTTTCGATCGGCAACGTCATCGGGATACGCTCGCGCTTGCCCTTGCCCATTACCCAGACTTTGCGCCCGTCCAGGTCGACGTGCTCCATGTCCAAGCTGGCGAGTTCTCCCCGGCGCATCCCCATGTCGAACAGCATCCGAATAATGGCGACGTCGCGCTTTGCTCTCGCGATCTGAACCGATCCCGTATCGTAACCGACGGCCTGATCTCGAGCTGCTTTCAAAAGCGCTCGTGATCCATCAACGCCTGGGCCCGCGGTATCGCGATAGGACTGCGACTTCACGCCGTCGATTTCTGGCTGCCAGTCGGTCAACCCAAGCGTCCGCGCGAACTTCACAACGGACTTGATCGCAGATAGCCGTCGATTGATCGTTGCCGGCGCCAACCCCGCTTCAATCATCGAAGCCCGGTACGCGAGCCCAAGCCCATTTGCTTGCCCGTGTGAGACCGCCAGAAGCCCGCTGACAGCCATTCCCGGCGCTTCCCCACAGAACCCGCCAAAGTGTTCTAGATCCCCTGCGTAGGCTTCCAGTGTTCTTGGAGACATCCCACGCTTGAAGGACTCGATCAGGCGGTTGCCGTCGATTGCGGTTGGCTGGAATTGGACGATGGAGTTCACTCGGCTATCGAGCCTCCTGCTTGCTGGCGGGAGATAGAGACGCTTGCTCCCGCCATGTGCCGATGAAGCCGAGATCCTTGCCGCACTTGAGGCAAATCGCTTGGCACGCCATGGTCTCGCGCACCGCCTGATGAGGACACCGCATCTGGCGAATAAATCTCGGGATAGACAGCAGAAGGACGACGATCCCAAGCGCGATGAGCAAGGCCAAAGGCGCGGCGATGTTCCAGCCGAACCACGCCCAAAATGCATTCCAGAACCAATCCATCTATCTTCCCTTCCCCTACAATTAGCGGAGATAATTAAAGCGAGAGATTAGGTGTTGACGCGTCGGCCCACGGGGCCTTCCGCTGCGCTGCGCGCGCTAAGTCTCATATTTCGATTTCAGCCTATTCAGCTCTTCACGTTCGCGATGCTCAGTCTCGGCGTCGGTCCGCTTCTGAATTTCCCACTCCTTGTCCAGATACTTGCCCATGGCGATTTCGATCTGCTCTTCTACCCACGCGGCAATCTTCTCCGGATAGTCAGGCGTGTGGTTCACCCACTGGTCGATCTTCGCCTTGTGGCCGTGCATCTCGAATTGGACCTTTAGGCTGATGCGATGGTCGCCCAT